AGTCCGCAGGGGCGACGCACAGCCAGCGCTTGACCATGAAGCAGTTCGTGGACTGGCTGCCGTTCTGCCTGGACTTGATGCCCAGCGGCCGCAGCACTTCCTTGCGGAAGCGCTGGAGCTCGGCGAGCACGGCGTCGGTCGGGCACGGGCTGTCGGAGAAGCGCCCGGTGTCGGACGAGCCGACGACGGCGCCGGCCGGGATGCTGTAGCCGCGCCACGCGTCGGAGCGGTGGTAGCGTTTGATCGCTGCGTACATGTCATGCCTCCTGTCTGGCGTTGATGCGGATGTCGCGGATCGCGGCCTTCGCGTCTTCCTTCGTGGCGTACGCCAGGAACTCGCCCACGGTCTCGATGTCGCCCGTGACTTCGTTGAAGCGCCGCACGCTGAAGGCGTGATTGCTCGACGTGAACCCGGTCTTCTCTCTGGTGACGAAGTAGATCCAGTCGCCGATGCGCTCACCCCTGGCGGGCAGTGTCGAGTCGAAGAACTCGAGCGTGCGCTTGTCGAACCAGTGCCCGTCCGGATTCTTCGCGGCGTACAGGTCGCGAACGTACTGCATCGAAACGACGTTCATGCTGCCTCCTTGTCCTCGATGAACTTGACGACGATCGCGCCGTTGAGCGATCGGGTTTTGCGGCTCTTGTTGAACGCAGCCTTCGCGCCCATCTGCCTGGCGACGTCATGCCAGTCGACCGTGATCTCGACAACGCCATGCTTCGGCGTGTCGCTCGTGTACTTCGCCACGCCCCGGGGTGGGGTGCGCAGCCTGACCGCATACTTGCTCATGCGCTCTCCTTCTCGGTCATCGTGCTGTCGTCCCACTCGCAGCTGGGCCAGTAGGCGATGACGCCCAGGCCGAGGCTGTCGATGCAGGGCCGGCCGGCGAAGCCGACGTTCAGGCTGGTCTCGTCGCCACGCTCGAGGGAGATGCCGACGCAGTACACGCCGTACATCCCTCGGCCGCTGTAAGCGCGGACCCGGCCGACGCCGCTGTCGCGGAGCGCCTTGTACAGGCGCAGTGCAGTCGTTTTCTGTCCCATGTCAGCTCCTCGCGGAGACCCGGAGGGTCTCGACCAGGTTGCTCTTGTAGAACTCGGGGTACAGGTCCGCCGGGAAGCGCTGCTTCACAGCTTCGCTGCTGACCGTGATCTTCTCGGTCACGCTGAGCGCGGCGGCGAAGAGCGCGCCGTCGAGCTTCTGTACGTTCTGCTCGTGCATGTCCTGCTTCACGAGTGCCGCGAGTTCTTTCTCGCGGGCTTCGAGTTCGGCGATCTGCGCCTTGATGGCGCCCAGCTCGTCGACGGTGCTGATTTGCAAGTCGCGTTTCATGTGTCGGTTGCCTCCGGTTGTCGGTCGACCTGGGTGGCCGGCCTTGACTTCAATCTACTCGGCTGGCGAACAATTTCAAGTCCAGCCGACGAACGGTCGGTTCGCGGGCGGTTACTTCTTCGGGTGCCCGGCCGGCGTGAGCACAAGGCGGATGCGGCGCAGCAGCTCCGCGCCCGCCTCGTCATGCTCGTCCACCCAGCTGGTGGCACGCACCAGCAGGTCGGCGAGCTTGTCGTTCTGCTTGCGGAGGCGCTCGATCTCGTCGATCGCCTCCGTGTGGATCAGTCCGCGCTTGAGTGTCATGGCCGCCTCACTCGTTGTGGTGCCAGCCCTTGAAGTAGCTGACGCTGGCCTCGACGGTCGGGTGCCCAGGCCAGTAGCTGCGGTGCACCTTGAACCCGCGGCGCTCGAGCTCCCACTCGACGCGCTGACGGGCCGCCATGTCGGCCAGGTGGATGTAGATGCGGGAGTCGCGACCGTAGGTCTCGTCGCCCACGCCCTTCGCCTTGAGACCCTTCTCGGCGTACTGCGGGTCGCCGGTGATCTCGGTCAGTGCTGCGAACAGCAGCTTCTTGCTCTTGCGTGCCATCTGGTTGCCTCCGGATGAGTGTGTCGTTATGCGGTTTCCATCAGGGCTGCCCACTCCTCGCCCATGCGGTCAACCACGAACTCGCGGCTGCCCTTCGTGTGCGGCTTGACTTCGGAGCGGGCGGGGATGCGGTTGCCGTAGTAGTCGTGGGCTGGGGTGAGCCCGAGGAGGCAGCACCCGCCTTCGATCGCGTCCATCATGCTGCGGCCGTAGGAGCCCTGGAATGACCAGGCAGAGCCGGAGTTGATGGCGCGCTGGATCGCCAGGTAGTACTCCTCAGCGGATTCGGCCTCGCCTTCGATCGCGGCGACGTCGCGCAGGTTGATCGTGCTCATAGCGCCTCCTCTTCGTTGCGGGCCATCTCGGCGATCGAGTCGAAGGCCGACTTGCGCGGCTCGTCCCGGCCTTCGGCCGAGAACCGGCACATCAGCCGCCAGAACTCGAGGTCGCCCTTCGGGCTGGCGTTCGTCGTCAGGCCGATGTACTTGACGATGTCGTCACGGGTGAGCCAGATCGGCCCGGTCGTCGCGCTCTTGAGCAGCGCGCCGCCCAGGTGCTGGTAGGCATTGATGCGAGCCCACACATGGTCGACGTTCTTCTCGTCGATGCGGTTGAAGCCGCACGGGATGGACGCCCAGACCAGGGCGTTGCCCACCGGGTGCCACTCGTCCTTGTTGCACGGGTTCGTGGACACGAGTTCGACGTTCTTGCACTTCGCATAGCTGAAATCGAGTGACATGGTTGCCTCCGGTTACTCGACCATGATCGAGAAGACTTCGACGGGTGCGCCCTCGAGGTCGGCCGTGATGCTGGCGGCGGCCTTGACGGCGTCGGGGTAGCTCAGGTAGCCGCGGGGCTCGGGACGGTCGAAGCCGTCATCCTGGTCACCGCGTACGACGATGAAGACTTGCAACATAGTTGCCTCCGTTCAGTACTTGATCTCGACGCCGAAGGCGTGCCCCAGCGGCGCGGGCTTGCCCGGCTTCACGTTCTGCTCGACCCACCACTTCGGCGGGTTCAGCACTTCGGTGAGCACGCCCAGCCAGCCGTACTCGACGAAGTAACCGCGGACGATCGCGGGGCCGATCCCGTTCATGCTGATCCGCACCTTGTCGCCCACGGCCGGCGGGGCCTTGTCGCCGCTCCACTTCGGGGCCTCGGGCGGCTCTTCACCGTCCTTCGGCTGGTAGCTGATCCAGCCCTCGGGGAGCTGCTTGTACTGCCGGTAGTTCTGCTGGCTCATGCTTGCCTCCGGTTCGGCGGGGCCGGGGTGGCCTCGCTTAAATTCAATCTAGTCGCCTGGCGAACAGTTGCAAGGGTCAGCCGACGAACGGTCGGTTTGCCTCTCAGCGGGCCGCCAGGGCCAGGTGCCTCGCATACACGGCGACTGCTTTCCAGTACGCGGCCATCGGCGCCTTGTTCGTACGCCAGGACTTCTCAGCCTTGCCGCGGGCATCGGTGCTCAGGTCGCGCAGCATGGCGATGAGTGCAGCGCGGGCCTCGGGCGGGAGCGCCTTGAACTGGGCGATCGCCGGCAGCTTGAGCACGGGGTTGCGCACCTCGGGCTTGTTCGAGCGGGCCGGCTTCGCCTCCTGCACGCTGATCGAGGTGGTCTCGAGGCCCTCGGCGTGTAACGCCGTGCCGATCTGTGCCGCGGCCTTCTTGTGACTCTCGGCGCGGATGCCCTTGAAGACCCGCTCCGAGAGCGGGCTGCCGTTGCGGCTGACGAGGGCGACTGCGGTGTAGGTTTTCATCTTGTGCTCTCGGTGTCGGGGGCGCCAGGTCGGTTGCCCGGAAGCCAGGCGCTCCCAGTGGGTGAGGGTGCTAGCCATCGGCCGGCTCGCGGTGCTCGTCGCGCTCCCAGCCACACTCAAGGCAGACTGTGGTCGGGAGCTCGGGCTCTTGTGCCGGCACGAAGTTGTCGCACGGGCTCGGAGCGCGAACGTACGGGCTGGGGTCGCTCATTTCCGCCGCCTCATCCGGGTCTTCAGGGCGTCCGCCACGATCGAGCGCAGCATCACCTGCTGCACGTTGTGCGGGCTGTCCGCGCCGCCGGAGTACTCGGCCTTCTGCTCGGACGCCAGGGCGGCCAGCATGAAGTCGCCTTCGGCGCCGGTCGGGTCGTACGCATCGAGCTCTTTCAGAGCTTCGTGCATCGACTCGGTCATTGCCTCACGGGCCGATCGCATGGCTGTCGAGAGACAGTCCCGGGCGAATCGGTGGCTCGCGTAGAACTGGTTGACCCAGTTGATCGCGTCTTTGTTGATGACGTCGCTGCTCATAGTTGCCTCCTGTTAGCGGAATCCGTACTGCTTCATCTTGCGAGCGACCAGCCAGTCGGGCCAGCCCACCATCCGGGCGATGACTTCCTCGCGCCGCCTCATCCGCTTGTATTCGCGGCGGATGTCGTCGACCAGGTCGCCTTTGCCCGAGTAGTAGAGCGTGGCGCCGGTGCTGTCGAGGTAGCTGCAGACCTGGCGATCGTTGCTCGTGCCATAGCGGCTTTGCTCGTAGACATAGCCGCCACCGCTCGATGCGTAGAACTTGCGGGTGATGCGCTCGCCGGTCGAGCGATCCGTGTAGCTCACGCTCGCCCAGTTGCCGCCCACGCCGTTGAATACCGTGCGCTTGATGTTGACGACCATGTGAGCTCCCGTTACAGGACTCGAGCGCCGCTCGGGTTGAAGATCCAGGCCTCGCAGGAGCCGACGGCCAGGGCGGCAGTCGCCGCCGCGGTTTCGGCTTCGCCGAGGGTCTCGTATTGCCCCAGCATCAGCTGGTACGGTTTGACGAGGATGAGCGTGTACATGTGGTGCCTCCTGTGTGCTTACTTCGCGACGGGAACCCAGGTCTCGAGCCGGCTCAGCAAGCCCTGAAGGGCTTCGATCTCGTCCCTCAGCCGGGCTTCTTCTGGCGAGCCGTCTTTCGCCTGGTGCTCGTGAGCCTGTGCATCCAGGAGCTTGCCGCGCACCAGGGAGCGAAGGAACGCTCGATCGATGCTGGTCAGCTCGCCGGGGTGCCTCGGCTCCTTCGGAGCGAAGGCCGGGTTCAGTGGGGTGCGGTGTCTCATGTGGTTGCCTCCTGTTGTCGCTGGGCCGGTGGGCCCCGCTTAATTTCAAGCTAGTCGCCAGGCGAACAGTTGTCAAGGACTATTTTCACCCCGAAGGGGTGCGGACGATCTCGAGGATGTTCCGCGGCACCATCCTTCGGATGCGCTGGCTGACGTCGCACTGGACATAGACGAACTTCGGCGTGACGCGAACCACCTCGCCGAAGCGATCGCCCATCATCCAGGCGTCGGTCGCGGGGTGCAGCTGAACGCGCTGCCCGGGCTCGAAGCCTTGCGTGCGCAGCCTGGACGGGTGCTCGGAGCGCTCCTGCTGGGCCTGCAACCGCGCTCTCAGGCGAGGGTTGCGGAGTGTGTAGACGGTCATGTGCGCCTCCCGCTGCCCTGGCAGTACGGGCACTCGGAGCCTTTCGGCTCGAACGTGCCGCGGCCGTGGCACTCGGGGCACTCGGTGGCCGCCACGCGGCGCTCGAGCTCCTCGAAGAGGCCGGCTTCCTTGACCGCGAAGACCGGCAGCTGTGCCAGCTGCCAGCTGTGCAGTCGATCGAAGAAGCCAGCGCCCCACTTCTTGAGGCCGCACTCGACGTGGGCGTAGTGCCGCACGGCGTACTTGATCGGTGCGCCGAAGCGGGTGTCATGGCTCTCGCCGCAGATCCGGCAGGTGCCGTTCGGCATCTTGCTGAAGAAGTCGTTCATGCTGTGCGCTCCTCTTTGTCCTGGTTGCGGAAGGGGGCCGGGGCGGCGGGCGGGTCGCTCAGCGCCTGGCGCCGCTTGCGTTCTGCCTCGAGCTCACGGTCTCGCAGCAGCTCGTACATGCCCATGTTGTGTTTCGCCTGGCACAGCACGAGGAACTGGAAGTCCTCGGACGTGCGCTCGCTGTACTCCTTGTCGCTCATGTGGCTCATGTCATCTCCTGGCCGGGGAACAGCCCGGCGTAAAGGGTGCGGCTGGCTCCGTCGACAAAGTCGACGAGGGCGTACTCCCAGGCCCCGTCGGGCTTGCCTTCGGCAAACGATCGGACATAGATCCGGGTGCCGTCGCAGTAGCAGTGCATCGGCTGGCCTTCGCGGTCAGCCCGGCGGCGGGCCTGAACCAGGCCTTCCTGGGCGGTGCGGGCTAGCACTTCGTTCGTCATGGGGCCTCCGTTTCGATGGCTTCATAGAAGCCAGACTTCGCCCAGTCGCTCAGAACCATCTGCAGTTCCGACTCGTGGCAGCGGACCTCGTGAGTCACGCCGGTCTTCGCGTTGACGACATCGAAGATCAGCAGGTAGTCGCGTTTCATGGAGCCTCCTTAGCTGACGACTTGTTCGAGCTCGAGCGCTTCCGGGGAGGGCGTGCCGCCCGCCTTGCGGATGTTCTCGACGTGGTACTTGACGTCTTCGGTGTAGAGCCGGCGGACTTCGTCCGCCCCGTAGTCGCTCAGCGTGTTGTAGATGCTGAGCAGCTGGAAGCAGTCAGCGCAGCCGTTGTGATCCCAGCCAGCCGTCGCATTAGTCTTGCGGGCCGCTCGACCACAGAATGTGCACTTGAAGACGCCGCCTGCTGATCGGCGGAAGGTGTCGCGGTTTCTCATCGGTTGCCTCCGGTGGGGGTCGGCGGGGTGCCGGCCTAAATTCAAGCTAGTCGGCTGCCGAACAGTTGTCAAGAATTATTTTGCATCCCGTAGGGATGGGGAGGTCGCAGTGCCAGTATTGAAGATGGACGGCTTCGACGAGGCCTTGATCGGCAGGGCAGAGCCCTGGGACACCTCCGGCTCTCGGCCGGCCCGCCTGGTGTACGACGGGCTCAAGATTGTTGACGCCCTGGTGGCTCAGGGCATGAGCGAGGACGAGGCGGTCGAGTACATCGAGTTCAACATGGAAAGCGCCTATGTCGGGCCGCACACGCCCATCATCGTCTGGCCGATGACGATGGACACGGTCGACGAGATCGCTGACATGGATGACTGAGCGCGACGAGTGGATCGTGTACTGGCGCAGCGCAGGAATGCCGCGCGCCGCGATCGCTCGTGCGTTCAATCTATCGCGGGCTCGCGTGGATCAGGTGGTCAATGCCGACCTGGCCGCGCGCCGGCGCCAGCTGGGCGTGCTGCAGCGCGCGCTCAAGGAAGGCTCTCCAGGCCTGCGGGGGTGCCTCATCGCGCTAGCGATGGGCTACGAACAGAACAGCGGATCGCCGGGGGAACCCGTGAGCGCCGCCAGCCGGCAGCCTGCGGGCACGTCGGCTCCATTGCGTCAAGGGGCCATTGAGGCCCCTTTTCGGGGCTAATTGCCCCACATGCCCAGGGGTGTGGATAATCCGCTGTGAATTGTTTCATGTGGAACATCGACTCAAGTGTCTGATTTCTAAGGAGCACCTATGGCTGCCACCCCTGAAAAGGCCGGCGCGGACAAGGTCAAGGGCAGGCCAGGTCGCCCCAGCAAGTTCACCGAGGCGATCGCCGCTGAAATCTGCAAGCGCATGTCAGAGGGCGAAACCCTGCGCGCTATCTGCCGCGATGAGCACATGCCAGCCTGGCAGACCGTGTACGACTGGATGAGCGACGACCGGCATGTCGAGTTTTCCAGACGGGTCGCGCGCGCGCGTGTGCTGGGGTACGACGCGATCGCGGAGGAAACGCTCGAGATCCTGGATGAGCGGCCCGAGTACGCCACGAGCGAGGGTGGCTCGAGGGTGGACACGGGCTATGTGGCCTGGCAGAAGAACCGGGCTGAGCAGCGCATGAAGCTGCTGGCCTGCTGGGACTCGAGGCGGTACGGCGTGAAGACGTCGACTGAGCTGACCGGGGCCGGTGGCGGGCCGATCGCCGTGGCAGCTACGCTGCAGGCTGCCCCTGACCTGGAGCTGGTGCGGCAGAAGATTCGCGATCGCAAGGCGGCGAAGTGACCGTGCAGACTGCGCCGCTGCAGCTGTCGCAGCGCCTCGAGCCGCCCTGTCTCAAGCGCTTCGAGCTGGGTCGCATGGCCGGAAACAACGGCTACCTGCTGGCGCGGCGCATCGATGGCATCGTGTTCGTGGTGGAGATGCCTGACAAGCTGGTGGCTCTGCGCGGCATCCTGGACTGCTGCAGGCACGCCAGGGTGCTGATTGAGGAGATGGTGCGGCAGCGTCGGCTGCGCTTGCTGAACGAGCCCAGCCCCTCGAGGTGGGCGCATTGAGCGCGGCGCCGACCGACCAGGAGCTGCGGGCCCTGATCCGCAGCCAGGTGCTGGACGCTGACTTCGACATCGTCGGCGACATCTGGGCGGACATCATCGACGCCTACGGCGTCCAGGGCGAGCGCTGCCTGGGCCTCGAGGATCGCTTCTACCTGGTGACGGTGCTGTGCGGCCGCATCGATCTGCTCCACGAGTGGCTGTACGCGCGCTGCAGAGAAGTGGAGCGTGAGCCTGACGGCTACCTCGACCTGTGGGCGCGCGAACATGGGAAGAGCTCGCTGATCACCTTCGCGGGCTGCGTGCAGGAGATCCTGCGCGACCCGGAGATCACGATCTGCATCTTCAGTCACACCTTCGGTGTGGCGAAGGACTTCCTGAACCAGATCAAGCTGGAGTTCGAGCGCAACATCAAGCTGCAGAACCTCTACCCCGAGGTGCTGTACGCGGACCCGAAGAGCCAGGCCACGCGCTGGTCGATCGATGGCGGGATCGTGGTCAAGCGCAAGGGCAACCCGAAGGAGCCCACCTTGATGGCGAGCGGGCTGGTGGATCACATGCCCACCGGCGCTCACTTCGCACTCAGGGTCTACGACGACACGGTCACGCCCGAGTCAGTGACGACGCCAGAGCAGATCCAGAAGACCACCAGCGCCTGGTCGCTCTCCGACAACCTGGCGGCTCGAGGGGCGGACGGTCACTCGAGGGCCTGGCACATCGGGACCAGGTACAGCTTCGCTGATACCTACCAGGCGATGCTGGACATGGGCGCGGTGAAACCGCGGATCTACCCGGCCACCGACGACGGCACCATGACCGGGAAGCTGGTGCTCATGTCCCAGGAAGCCTGGGACAAGAAGATGACGACGCAGCTGCCGGCCATCATCGCCTGCCAGCTGCTGCTGAACCCGGCGGCCGGCAACGAGGCGACCTTCAAGTCGGAGTGGCTCCGCTATGCGGAGATCCGGCCGGCCACGCTGAACGTCTACATCATGGTCGACCCGGCTTCCGCCTCGAGGAAGAAGGGCACGGACAGCACGGCGATGGCCGTGGTCGGCATCGACGCGCAGCGCAACAAGTACCTGCTCGACGGGCATCGATGCAAGATGAACCTCAAGCAGCGCTGGGACAACATGCGCGCGCTCAGGCGCAAGTGGCTCGAGGTGCCAGGGGTCCAGATGGTGCGCGTGGGCTACGAGCGCTACGGCATGGACAGCGACCTCGAGTATTTCGAGGAACGCATGCTCATCGACAAGGACGCGTTCGAGGTGGTGGAGCTGGCCTGGCCGCGGGAAGGCCCGGGCTCGAAGTTCGATCGCGTGCAACGGCTGGGCCCGGATTTCATGCAGGGACGCTTCTTCCTCGCTAAGCTCTGCACCCGGGAGGAGGGCGGCAAGGTGGTCGAATACGAGACCAGCGATCAGACGCGGATGCGCGAGCTGGGACAGTCGTTCCGGATCTTCAAGCCACCGCGCCAGCGCGACCATAACAATCGCGTGTACTCGCTCAACAAGGCCTTCCTCGAGGAGTTCTTAGTCTTCCCGTTCGCGCCGCACGATGACCTGATCGACGCGACGAGCCGTATCTACGACATGGATCCAGTGCCGCCGGTGATCATCGACGAGGGCGCGCTTGAGCCTGAGACCTTCAACGACGGGGCATAGATGGATCGCTACGAGGCAACGCATGCGGGATTCCAGCGCGACCTGAAGGCCAGTGAGCCGGCCAGGCAAGCGATCGGCGAGCACCTACGGTGCAGCGGTCGCTTCACTGACGTCTACCTGCCGCCCCTGGTGGTGGCAGAGCGGCGAGCCGATGCTCACAAGTGCCGGGATCACGGCGACATCATCGGCACGTTGCCGGATGGTCGGCGCATCCGCTACGAGGTGAAGCACGCGAAGAAGCTCGAGTTCACGGGCCCGGGCGATTACAAGTACCCCTCGGTGCTGGTGGTCACGCGCTACAAGCATGACGACGCGATGCTCGAGGACGAGCTCAAGCCGTTCGCCTACTACATCGTCAACAAGGCGCTCACGCACTACGCGGTGGTGCCGGTCAGCACGCAACCGCAGTGGAAGGTCCGAGTCACGGGGGACCAGGACGGCAACAACCAGGAGCGCTACTTCGCGGACAAGAGGCTGTGCACCTGGCGATCGATGGGCATCACGCAGTCGAACAAGGACTGGATCGCGGACTACGAGGCCGAAGAGGCCCGGCAGCGCGGGGGAGCGCAATGAAACGCCTGGTGCTCGCTCTCCTGCTGCTGCCAGCTCTGGCCTTCGGCCAGGTCACGCCGTCCTGCTACCCCTGGCTCGACCCGACCACGGCCTATCCGCCGCGCTTCCCTCTGGCGCTGTATCACTCGCAGGGCATGGCGCTGTACTGGTACTGCTGGGATGGCGCGAAGTGGACTGGCGTGTTCCGCTCCCTGCCGGCCGCGGCGATCCCGGCGATCGTCGAGAAGTCAGGCCAGGCCACGCTTGACGTGGCGATCGGCAAGGCGGTGAGCGAGATCGTGAACGCCCCTGATCCGCGAGCGAAGCTGAACGAGATCACAGCGTTCTATGCGGGTGCGCCCAGCTGTGCCGAGGCGATCGCCACTGGGGCGGTGGACAAGCCGCTGTGCGAGGCGATCTTCGCTGCAATGGCAGCGAACGTGCCGCAGTCGCGCTCGCTCTACTTCGTAGCCGGCACTGGCGATCGACCGACCTACGCCCCGATGGGAGGCGCTCTGCGCTACCCGGCGAACGGGACGGTCGCAGCGGGCACGGCGTGCAACTGCAACATCAGCGTGGGCAAGGATCCGTACCGCTACTGCAGCGTGAACGGGCGCTCTGACACGCTGGCCCTGTGCAAGGTGAAGCCGTGAGACCCCTGACCTACATGGAGCGCATCAACGCCCTCGAGAGCCGCGTGAGCGAGCTCGAGCGCCAGCTGCGTGAGATGGGAGTGCAGCGACGCATCCCGGAGCGGTTCCTGCGATCGAAGGTCGACGCGCCGTACGACGGCCTCGAGCAAGCCGCCCCGCCGATCATGCCGATGCCGCGGGCGAAGCTGCATGTGAACTGGTCGAACCCCTACATCCTGGACACCCAGGCGAAGGTCGACTGGGCGAACCACCACATCACTGACGGGTATGTGCCCTGGAAGCTGGGCGATGCCTGCCCGTTCGAGCCACCGAAGGAGCTGAGCGATGGCGACAAGTAGCGATCAACGCGTGACCACGAGCACGGTGCTGTGGGGCGACGTCTGCCAGGCGGTGGACCCGGATCCCGGCACGCCGTATCCGATCTACACCTTCGGTGGCCGCAAGGAGTTCGTGGAGCCGTACCGCAGCCCGGTGGCGCCTGTCGTCGAAGACGACCTGGTCGCTGACGACAGCGACTACTTCCTGGTCACGAGCGGCAACCAGCGCATCGGAGTCTGAGCATGCCGAACATCAAGGTCTCATCCCTGCCTGACGCGAGCGCGATGACCGGCGACGAGCTGGTGCATGTCGTCCAGGCTGGGGTCAGCAAGAAGGTGCCGGCCTCGCAGATCGTGCGGCGTGACCATGCTGCGATCTTCGTCTACGACGGGGTCTATGCGCAGTCGGTGGCGAACGGCTCGACGCCAGCGAAGCTGCTGCACTTTGCCCAGGCGGGCGGTGCGGCGAGCCATGCCGATGGCATGGTGGCTGATCACCTGAACAACCAGCTGATCGCGGGGGCGGACGGGCACTACCTGGTGCACTACACGCTCTCGTACACCTGCGGCCAGAACAACGTGACGTGGGAGGCCTATGCCTTCGCGAACGGGATCCAGGCGCAGGCCAGTGGTGCGATGAGCAAGCTCTCCACGGGAGCGGACACGCAGTGCATCAGTGGCGTGGCGATCGTGGAGATGGAGCAGGGCCAGGCGCTGGATCTGCGGATGTACCACAACTACGGCGCGCCGGTGAACCTGACCGTGAGTCACGCCTCGCTGGTCGCCCTCTTCCTGCATGACTGAGATGCCGCTGCCGCCGATCGATGAAGAGGATGAGTACCTCGGGCTGCCGCTGCCGATCCAGATGCGCTACACGAAGCAGCAGTGGCTCTGGCTCAGCGATGCTGAGAAGGCCCGGCTGATGGACAACGAGACCGAACCGGACCCCGAATGAGCCAGATCATCCAGACCATCGGCGACAACGAGGAGCACCTCGCTGCCGAGAACCAGATCGATGCGAACGACCTGCTTCTAGCGAAGCAGATCGCCGATGTGCTGATGCGGCACTACCCGGGCCACGCCTGGCTGGTCAACGTCGACGGCAAGCAGGGCGTGGCGAACATCAAGAACGGCCTGATGAGTGGGCTGCACGGCTACCGGCTGATCCTGCCCGACGTGATCAGTTCCACCGACCTGGATCACAAGGTGATGAAGGCCGGCGGCGAGATCCTCGAGCGGTTCAATACGCCTCGGGGTCGCTTCGACGGTGAGCAGTGGGCGGGTCTGCCAGTGACGGCAGCCGGCACGCCGTTATTCCAGAAGGATTGAGCATGGACGATCGCCTGAAGCCCTGGCTCGAGCTAGCACGCGACGCCTACTCCACGAGCACGACCTACTTCGACTCGAACATCCGCAGCCAGGTCGAGAAGGATCTGCGCGCGTTCCAGTCGCTGCATGCGCCGGGCTCGAAGTACCTGAGCGATGCGTACAAGGCGCGCAGCCGGATCTTCCGGCCGAAGACACGCACGGCCATCCGCAAGAATGAGGCGATCGCGGCCGAGGCCTTCTTCTCGACGAAGGACGTGGTGAGCTGCACGCCAGGCGACGAGAGCAACCCGCTGCAGCGCGCGAGTGCCCAGGTCATGCAGGCGCTGCTGCAGCATCGCTTGAGCAAGAGCATCCCCTGGTTCCACACCTGCATCGGCGCCTACCAGGACGCGATGACAGTCGGCATGGTGGCGAGCTACCAGAGCTGGAAGTACAACGAGAAGCGCGGCATCGATCAGCCTTCGATCGAGCTGATCCCGATCGAGAACATCCGCTTCGACCAGGCCGCGGACTGGACTGATGTGGTCGACAGCTCGCCGTACCTGATCCGGCTGATGCCGATGTACGTTCGCGACGTCACGTCGCGCATGCGCACGATCGACCCGAAGACGAACCAGCCGAAGTGGTTCAAGCTCGAAGAGAACCAGATCACGAAGGCGGTGCAGGGCTACACCGACTCGATCCGCTCGGTGCGCGAGGGCAACCGGCAGGACTCGAGGGAGCCGGGGGCCGCCGCGGTCACCGCGTTCAGCGTGGTGTGGGTGCACCAGAACTTCATCCGAGTCGGCGATGACGACTGGGTGTACTACACGCTCGGCACGCAGGACATGCTGAGCGTCCCGCAGCCGATCGAAACGATGTACTGGCATGGCCGCCGGCCGTTCGTCATCGGCAGTGCTGTGCTCGAGACTCACAAGAACTACCCGGCCTCGATCCCCCAGCTCGGCCACCAGCTGCAGACCGAGATCAACGAGATCGCGAACCAGCGCATAGACAACGTCAAGTTCGTGCTGAACAAGCGCTACTTCGTTGCGCGCAACCGCCAGGTTGACGTGCGCTCGCTGACCAGGAACGTGCCTGGCAGTGCCACCTTCATGCAGGACGTCGAGAAGGACGTGAAGGTGGTCGACACGCCCGACGTCAGCCGCTCGGCCTATGAGGAGCAGGACCGACTGAACGTCGACTACGACGATGTCGTAGGGGGCTTCTCGCAGAGCAGCGTGCAGAGCAACCGCAACCTGAACGAGACCGTCGGTGGCCTCGAGCTGGTGCACTCCGATGCGTCCCAGGTGGGCGCGTACCAGCTGCGCACCTTCGTCGAGAGCTGGGTCGAGCCGGTGCTGGAGCAGCTGGTGCTGCTCGAGCAGGAGTACGAGACCGACCTCACGATCATGAGCCTGGCCGGCACCGAGGCCGAGATCCAGAAGCTGGGCTTCGACGAGGTGACCGACGAGATGCTGACGCAGCAGCTCACGGTCGACGTCAACGTGGGCATCGGCGCGACGAGCCCGGCGAAGAAGGTCTCGCAGTTCCTGTTCGCGATGCGCTCGCTCAAAGAGATGCTGATGGACGGGGTGCTCGACACCTACGGCCTCGACGTGGCCGAGGTGGTCAAGGAAATCTTCGGCAACCTGGGCTACCGCGACGGCACGCGCTTCTTCCAGTGGGACGAAGAGGATCCGACGGTCGCCGTGCTGAAGAAGAAGCTCGACGAGCTGCAGAAGGCGGCTGACGCGAAGATGCCGCCGGCGCTGCTGCAGAAGACGCTCGACAAGATGGATGCCGAGATCCGCTTCCTGGAAGCCAGGAAGGTGGGCCAGGGTGTGGACAGCGCCTACAGCGCGATGCAGGGTGCCGAGGTCATTGCCGCCATCCCGGCGGTCGCTCCGGTGGCCGACGAGATCATGCGCGGCGCGGGCTACATCAACCCGACGCCGCCCGGGATCGACCCGAACTTCCCGATCCTGCCCGAGGCCGAGGCCGCGATCGCGCACGGCAAGGTGGGCTTGCCTGGCACGGGGCTGAGCTTCCAGGCCCCTGGCGGGCCCGAGGAGGAGGCTGTGGGCGCGCAAGGCGGGGCGATGGGGCATTCCCCGAACCCGATGAACCCGATGCCGCCACCGGGCCCTGAGAGCCCTGGTGCGGGCCGCCTGGCCGGGATCCAGACCCAGCGGCCAGATGAGGACGAGGTGGAAGATTGAGCGACGCCGTCCCGAACCGGGAGCTCGAGGCAGTGATCACGCTCGGCATGGATGCCGAGGCGTTCATGCGCAGCAACGTGGGGCGCTACCTGGCGCAGCGCGCGGCTGAGGAGATCGAAGTAGCACGGACGTCCCTGGAGACAGTGGACCCCGAAGACGCGAAGGCAGTTCGCGATCTGCAGTTCGTGATTGCCGTGGCGCGAGCCACCACGAGCTGGATGAAGGAAGCCATCGACGACGGCCGCAATGCAGCCGAACAGCTCGAGGCACGCACAAGAGAGGACTGAGACAGTGGGCAAGAACACGCAGGGCGCTACCCCCGCAGGGGATGCGAGCAGTAACCCAGCCGCGACGATCGAAGAAGCGACGGCCCAGGTGGTCGCGCAGAACGAGAACTTGCCTGCTGGTGATGAGCCGGCACCGAGGCCTCTGCCACCGAAGAAGGTGAAGGGGATGGAGACCGACCAGCAGATCCGCCAGGCGCTGCGCAATCCACGCATGGAAGCGATGGAGCGCATTGCCGCTGGCCGGGTCGAGGCGATCGAAGCCCAGGAGGGGGTGACCCTCGATCGTGGCGAGCCGACGCCGTTTGATTCCGCAGGCGATCCCGACGTGGATCCCGCGGACGCTGAGGCCGAAAAGGCCCGCAAGGAACTGGGGAAGGGTGGCGCACCTAACGACGAGCCGGCACCGCCAGAGCCGTCGCAGACGCAGAGGCAGCTCGAGGGTGACGTCATCGACGACCCCAGCCGCTTCAAGGTCCGCCTGAAGGTGGACGGGCAGGAGATGCTGGTGCCGCTCAGCGACATCGTGCGTCCCGCCCAGAAGGAAGCGGCGGCTAACAAGCGCCTCGAGGAAGCCACGCGGATGCTGGCCGAGGCGAAGGCTGCCACGGCGGCGCCGCCGGCGGCTCCTGCGCCGGCACCGGCGCCAGTCGGGCCTCGACTGGAAACGAAGAAGGCCGAAGAGTTTGCTGACGCCGTGTACAGCGGCGATCAGGGGCGACTCGTGAAGAGCCTCATGGAAGTGGCAGAGGCGCTTGCGCCGCCGCAAGGCACGCAGGCCACCTCGGTCATTCCCGAGGAGGTTATTCAACGAGTCGTCGAGCAGCAGCTGCGCAAGACTGAAGTCAGCAGTGCATTGAGCAGGTTCAGGAGCGAGAACCCCGAGATCGTGAAAGACCCACATCTCGCGTTGATCGCGGACCAGTTCCTCGCTTCCGAGACCCAGGGCGTGCCGCTTGAGGCGCTACCCATAGACACTGTCAAGGAAGCGCTGAACAACGCCGCGAAGAACACGCGTGACTGGGCAACGGCGTTAGGGATGCAGCTCGGGCCGAAACCTGCGGCAACCACTCCTCGACAAGATCGTGCAGCAAGGAAGCAAGAGATCGATGAACTGCCGTCGATCAGCGCAGCCTCTAGCAACGCAGCAGATCGTCCACAGACACCGCAAGAGGTGATGAACGAGATGCGTGCAGCTCGGGGTCTTCCACCGATCTGATAGATAGAAGGAGAACCGGCTATGGCTGGTCAAATCTGGGTAACGGCCTCTCTGGGCGGGTACATGTTTTCCGAGACCCTCTCGAAAGTGCTGCGTATGTCGGTGCAGCCGCTGGTGAAGTTCCGCCAGTTCGCTGACATCAAGGATGCCGCCGTGCAAGGCAAGAACCGTGGCGACGCGTTCCACTGGAACGTGTACAGCGACGTGGCGAACCAGGGCACGACGGTGCTGGAAACGAACACCCTGCCCGTGACGAACTTCACGATCTCGCAGGGCACGATGACGATCACCGAGTACGGCAACTCTGTGCCGTACACGGGCAAGCTCGACGATCTGTCGGTGCACCCGGTCAAGGAAGTCATCAAGAAGGTGCTGACGAACGACGCGAAGAAGGCGTTCGACATCGCGGCGCAGGCGCAATTCAACGCGACCCCGCTGCGTGTGGTGCCGGCCACGAACACCACGTCCGATGCGGTGACGCTGACGACGAACGGCACGGCCACCCTGACGAACTCCATTGCCCTGGGCAAGGATCACGTCAAGGCCATCGTCGACCTGATGAAGGAGCGGAACATCCCGCCGTACCAGGGGGATGACTACTTCGCGATCGCGCACCCGACGACCTTCCGGAAGCTGAAGAACGACCTGGAGAGCATTCACCAGTACGTTCAGGCCGGCTTCCAGATGATCATGAACGGTGAGATCGGGCGCTACGAAGGGGTCCGCTTCATCGAGCAGACGAACATCGCGAAGGGCACGTTCGCTGCCGCGAAGTCGAACTGGGCGTACTTCTTCGGCGACGACACCGTCGCGGAAGGCATCGTGATCCCGGAAGAGATGCGCGGTGCAATCCCGTCCGACTACGGTCGCACGCGCGGGATCGCCTGGTACTACATGGGCGGCTTCGGCATTGTTCACACCGCGGCCGCGCAGGCCCGGATCGTGAAGTGGGACTCGGCGGGCTAATCCCCTGCAGAGTAGGGCCGGTCTGTCTCCCCGGCCCGCTTTCTTCGCTGCTTTGCCCCGGGGGGGAGTGCACCTCCCCGGGGGTTTTTCAGGAGGACGAGTGAGGAAGATCGTTGAAACGAAGTACGGCCCGATGCTGATCAACGACAAGGATCGCTATGTCGGCCGATCGCTCGAGGCGTACGGCGAGTTCTCGCGTGGCGAGGTGAACTTCTTCGCACACGTCATCAAGCCGGGCATGGTCGTCTGCGATGTCGGGGCGAACATCGGTGCCCACACCATTCACTTCGGGCGGCTCGTCGGGCCGACCGGACGCGTTGCAGCCTTCGAGCCGCAGCGCTTGCTGTTCCAGATGCTGTGCGCGAACGTCGCGCTGGCGAACCTCAACAACGTCTTCTGCTACCAGCTGGCCGTAGGCAAGCAGCAGGAGAACATCAAGATCGGCGAGGCGGATCCGGAAGCCGAGATGAACTTCGGCGGCATCGACTTGCGCTCGCTGCAGTCGGTGGGCGGCGAGGAGCCGCTCGAGATCGTGCCTCTGCAGTTCCCCTGCCACGTCATGAAGGTCGACGTCGAGGGCATGGAGTGCGAGGTGCTCGAGGGCGCGGCCGACATGATCCGGCTGTACCGCCCGCTGCTGTTCGTGGAGAACGATCGAGTCGATCGATCGGAGGAGCTGATCCGCCTGGTGCGGCGCCTCGGCTACACGCCGCGCTGGTTCCTCACGCCGTTGTACTTCGAGGACAGCTGGAGCGGGAAGAAGGAAAACATCTGGGGTCAGCAGGCCGTCAGCGCGAACATGGTGTGCTGCCCAGACTCTGACATGTTCGTCAACCTCGATGAGGCCACCCAGGCGAATTACATCGAGTACCAGAAGGAGAAGTTCGATGGAACGCAGCCCCCTGCTTGACCCGGTTCTGCTGAAAGACAGCGCGGCCGGCACATCGATGAACGGCGACGGCAAGCTGGTCGGCGCCGCCGAGGGCGACCTGGTGACAGGCATCGTCAGCACTGAGCACAGCGTGAGCCCGGCCGAGATGGACATGCCCACGCAGGACATGAGCAGCACAATCCCGGAGCCCGCCTTCGGCGGCTTCCTCGGCCGTTCGCACGGCTGGGATCGGTAACACCCCACCCCTGAACGGAGAACGACATGAGCGAAACGAACAACCGCAACAAGCAGGGCCCTGGCCTGCAGGACGTGCGCGAAGGTGGCGGCGGCCTGCCGGATGCCGGCACGAAGACGGGCTCGCTGCAGGGCTATCCCGGCCTCGGCAGCGGCATCGACGACATCGGCCGCATCGGTAGCGTCAACGGCAACTCCGACGCGCCAGGCTCGAGCAACGACCTGCCGAACATGACCGACGACTTCAGCGGCTCCACGAGCGGCAACGACGTCGGCTCGATGGGCGGCCTGGGCAGCACCGGCTCAGATCCGATGGATCAGACGCTGCCGAGCAAAGCGAGGTAAGCGTGGTCTGGCGAGCTGACAATCCGCAGGGCAACGAGGGTCGCAAGATCAAGTACCTGATCGTGCCGTACACGCGGGGCAAGGGGCTGGACGTGGGGGCGGGAGGCTACTCGAAGCTCTACCCCCACTTCATCACGGTCGACAACAACTCGCACAACGATCTGTTCGCACCTGGCACCACAGCCACGGTCGACATTCGTTGCGACGCGCTCGACCTGCCCTTCAAGGATGAGTCGCAGGACTTCGTCTTCAGCTCGCACTGCCTCGAGCACATCGAGGATCACCGGGGTGCGCTGCGCGAGTGGTGGCGCGTCATCAAGCCGGGCGGCCACCTCGTGCTGTACCTGCCGCACAAGCTCTTCTACCCGAACATCGGCGAGAAGGATGCGAACCCGGATCACAAGCATGACTTCCTGCCGCGCGACATCGAAGACGTGATGATCGAGATCGGGCACTCCGGCTGGGATCTGCTCGAGAACGAGGATCGCAACGGCGGCGAGGAGTGCAGCTTCTACCAGGTGTACCGGAAGCGGGACGACAAGACGTTCACGCACCCGTGGATGAGCGAGAAGCCGAAGAAGAGCGTGATCATCTGCCGCTTCGGCGGCTTCGGCGACATGCTGCAGACGGCCGCGGTGTTCCCTGAGCTCAAGCGCCAGGGCTACCACATCACCATGATGTGCACGCCGAAGGGCCAGGACATCATCCGCAATGATCCGCACGTCGATGCGTGGCTGATCCAGGACGACAACCAGGTGCCGAACGAAGAGCTCGGCCCGTACTGGCACGCCTGGCAGGAGCGCTGCACCAGGCTGATCAACTTCAGCGAGAGCGTGGAAGCCACGCTGCTGGCGGTGCCGGGTCGCACGAATCACTGGTGGCCTGACAGCGTGCGGCGCAAGTACCTGAACGTGAACTACGGCGAGTTCATGGCCGACCTGGCCGAGGTGCCGTTCTGCCCGGAGGGCAAGTTCTACCCGACCGGCACCGAGATGACCTGGGCGAACGACTACCTGCTCGAGATCCGCCGCGAGGCCGCGCAGCGCGCGAACCTCGGGCCGATCGCGCGCACGCCGGCGACGTTCAACGTGCTGTGGACGCTGGCGGGGTCGAGCGTGCACAAGTTCTACCCGGGCCAGGATCAGGTGATCGCTCGCATGATGCTCGAGATGCCGGAGGCGCACGTCATCTTCGTGGGCGACGCAGCGTGCGCGCTGCTCGAGGCAGGCTGGGAGGCTGAGCCGCGTGTACATCGTGAAAGTGGCCGCATGGAGATCCGCAACTCGCTCGCGCTCGCGCAGCGAGTGGATTGCGTGGTGGGTCCGGAGACCGGGGTGCTCAACGCCGTGGCCTACGAGAACATGCGCAAGGTGGTGCTGCTATCGCACAGCTCGCGCGAGAACCTCACGAAGCACTGGGTGAACACGGGCGCCCTGGTGCCGAACGTGCCGTGCTACCCGTGCCACCGCATGCACTACACGCGGCAGTGGTGCCCCGAGGATTACGCCACCGGCGCCTCGGTGTGTGCAGTGTCGATCAAACCGGACGACGTGTTCGGCTCGATCAAGATCGCCTACGACGCCTGGCGCGAGCGACCGCGCCTCAAGGAAGCAGCATGATCTTCGTGCTCCGACTCCGCTCTCGCCCAGGCTGCGCCTGCGAGGGCGGGGGATTCTTCGTGGTCGCGCTTCTCGGCGATCGGCTGTACCTGGTGGGGATGGCCCATGAATCTACGCAAGCTCATTGAGCTGTTCCGGATCGAGACCGACGATCTCGTCGCTCCGTTCGCCTGGCAAGACCCCGAGCTGGCCGAGTACGCCACCGATGCGCAGAACGAAGCGTGCCGGCGCGCGCGCTTGCTGGTCGACAGCTCGTCGGCCGACATCTGCCAGTACGAAGTGCTGGCCGGCGATCCCTGGATCACGCTCGACCCGCGGGTCATCTTCGTGCGGCGCGCGAAGGTCGGGCAGCGCACGAGCCGCCTGACGCGCTTCAGCTACCGCGACCTCGATCCGGTGCCTGGCTGGGAGGCGCATCTGGCGATCCCGCACGGCTTCATCACCGACATGGAGACCGGCAAGCTCCGGCTCTACCCGTACTACGAGCCCGACAATCCCCTGCCGGTGCCGCCGGCGACGGCGACCCAGGTCGACACGCTGAGCCTGACGGTGGTGCGGCTGCCGCTCACCGACCTCACGCATCCGGACGACACGGTCGAGATCCACGATCGCTACGCGCGCAACCTGCGGCACTGGATGGCGTACCGGGCCTACATGAAACGCGACAGCGAGGTCTTCAACCCGGTGAAGGCGGCCGAGGCGCTGAAGCTGTTCGAGGCCGAGTTCGGCCCGCCGTCCTCCGCGGTGGAGGAGGAGTGGATCGAGCGCACGCGTGACAACGCCGAAGACCTGGACGGGACGTTCTGATGAAGCCCGTGCTCCTCGACAAGTTCAAGGGTCTGCGCAACGACGTCGACCCGACCGCCTTCGAGCCGGGCGACATGACGGTCGCGTCGAACGTGGACATCGAGGAGACCGGCAAGCTGCAGCGCCGCGGCGGCTACGCCCAGGTGCGCGCCGGCAGCTCGCACTCGCTGTGGGCGAAGGGCGACCTGTGCCTGTTCGTGAGCGGCACCACGCTGTACCGGCTGAAGCCTGACTTCACCACCACCGTGCTCGCCAGCGGGCTGGCGGCGGGCCTGCCTCTGTCCTACATGGCGCCGGGCAACGGCCTGGTGTACTGGGCGAACGGCGTGGACAGCGGCGTCACTGACGGCGTGCTATCGCGTCCCTGGGGCATCCAGCCGCCCGAGTACCAGCCGATGGCGAGCAACATCGGCGGCGAGCTGTACCCGGGCCTCTACCAGTACGCCATGACCTTCGTCGCTGACGACGGGCGCGAGTCTGGAACGGGCCAGGCCGGCGTCACCCAGATCACTGGCGGCGGCATCGCGTTCTCGCAGATGGAGGTGTCGACCGACCCCACCGTCACGCACAAGCGCGTCTACCTCACGGCCGCGAACGGCGAGCAGCTCTACCTCGCCCTGGTGGTGCCGGCCGCGGCGACGAGCGCGTCCTACACCGCGAACACGCTGAGCCTGCAGACGCCGCTCGAAACGCAGCTGCTGCTGCCGCCAGTCGCCGGCCAGGTGGTGGCGAGCTTCATGGGCCGCGCGCTGGTCGCCTCGGAGAACGTGCTGTTCGTGTCGAACGGGCTGAGCTACGAGCTGTTCAACGTGCTGGAGCACTACGCCTTCGACAGTCGCATCAACGTGGTGGCTCCGCTGCAGGACGGCTGCTTCATCGGCACAGAGACCGAGATCCTCTGGGCCGGCGGGCGCGACCCCGACAAGTGGAGCTTCGTGCGCAAGGCGGTTGATCGGGCGGTGCCAGGGACGCTGGTGTTCGCGCCGGCCACCGAGGTGCTCGAGAGCGCCGAGGACGAGGCGACGGTCGCGCTGTGGGTGAACGACAGCGGGATCTGCATCGGCCTCAACGGGGGCGGCCTGACGAACATCAGCGAAGGCAAACATTCGTTCGACTCCCCTCTGAGGGGAGCTGGACTTTTTAGAGCGCAGGGCTCGCTCAACAACTATGTCGGCGTGCTCTCGTACTAACCGGAGACACCCAGTCTCCTTCCATACTGGAGAAACACCATGACTCTTCGAGTGTCCTCGGGACTTCGCAACCACATCCTGACCTTCGGGTCTCTGAAGCACGCCCTGCAGAACGGCGAGCTTCAAATCTGGTCTGGCACTCAGCCAGGCTCGGCCGACTACGCGCCCACGGGCACGCTCCTGTCGACCATCACGGCGGCGAGCGCCGCGCGCACGGCGGAAGTGCAGGCCACCGGCTCGATCACGCTCACGGGCGGATCGGCGGGCTCGATCAATACCCTGACCGTCAACTCGATCAACCTGATCCCGAACGGCGCGGTGGACTACAACACGTCGCTCAATCAGACGGCGGCCGACCTGGCCGCAGCGATCAACGCGAACGTCAGCTTCCCCGACTACTACGCCACCGCCTCCGGCGCAGTCGTCACGATCTACGCGCCGAAGGGCCTGGGCGCGGGCGCGAATGCCTGGACCGTCACGGCCACCCTGACCACGATCACCGCGACCTACGCGAACATGAGCGGCGGCGTGAGCCCGGCGAACGGGCTGCGGCTCGGCTCGGCGGCGGCGGGCGTGATCACGAAGGACGCGGCGCAGACCTGGACCGGGGTCAACGCGAACGGCGGAACGGCCGGCTGGTTCCGCTTCGTCGGCTCGGTGGCTGATAGCACCCTGGCCGACTCCGAAGAGAAGCAGATCCGTCTGGATGGCTCGGTCAGCACCTCGGGCGCCGACCTGAACCTGACCAGCACCACGCTTGCGCAGGGTGCGACTCAGACCATCAGCGCCTTCCAGGTCACGATGCCGGCCTCCTAACCGGAGCGAGCGATGGCTGACGAAGCAGCAGTAATACTCCCGAAGCTCACGAAGGGAACCAGCACCGGCCTCAACGGCGAGCTGGGCTTCACGGGCTGGAATCCGGTCTATGAGTACGAGGAGGAGATCCCGTCGCTGCCTGCCCTGACTGGGGCCGCGACTGGCGCTTCTGGCCGCGTCAGCTCGATCGAGCCGACGCTGCCCATGCTCACGATCGGCGCGGGTGGCGATAACGGGCTGTGGCTGCCATCGCTCGAAGTGACTGCCAGCGGCAAGACGGGGGACGCGGGCTCCCCCGACCTGCTGCTGCCGATGTTTGCGGTTGTGGGCTCCGGCAAGACTGGAGCCACAGGGAGCGCGGCGACGCGCCTCCCGGCGCTTCTGGCTGATGCGCGCGGCATCAGCGGCGCCCAGCTGCTACTGCCTGCCCTGACAGTCAGCGCCACCGGGAAGACCGGCGGCCTCGGCTTTGCGGGTGTAGCAGCCCTGCCGGCTCTCGTGGCGAGCGCCGCCGGGATCACCGTGAACCGTGGTGACGCGGACCTTGTTCTGCCACCGCTGCGGGTCGCGGCCTCCGGCCCGGCCACGTCCACAGGAAGGCTGTCGGCCCTCCTTCCTGCGCTCGCCCTAGCCGCTGCAGGACGGTCAGGGACGGTGGGGACATCCGCCGACACCCTGCCCATCTTCCTGGTGTCGGCGGCTGGACGCGGCCCGGCGATCGGCACGGCCACGCTGGTGCTGCCGTCGCTCACGCTGTGGTCGAACGGGTACGGCGCGCCGTCGGCGGTGCCGACCGCGTACACGACGCTCAACCTGAACACGCTGAACCGCGCGCTCACGCTGTACGAGGGGTGGCAGTTCAACTCGATGGTCGAGTTCGATGGCGCGTACCTGGCCGCGAGCGCGGACGGCATCTTCAAGCTCGAAGGGGACACGGACGCAGGCGTTCTGATTGACGCGGCCGCGCGCCTGGGCGTGACCGACTTCGGCGATCCGAACGTGAAGAAGATCGACCAGGCCTACTTCGGCTACCGCGCCGAGGGCGACCTGAAGCTCGTCATCATCACCGACGAGCACGATGTGCACGAGTACCGGCTGGAGTCCACCGGGCACGAGGGAGTGCACAACGCGCGCGCGAAGCTCGGCAAGGGCATGCGCGGGCGCTACTACCAGGTGGGCTTCGAGAACGAAAACGGCGGCGACTTCCGCATCGACCAGGGTGAGCTGCGGGCGGTCGCACTGAAGAGGCGTCTTGCATAGATGAGCTTCAACCCGATCAACTTCGGGTTCTATGTGAACGGCGTTGCGACCGGGATCCAGCGGGAGCATGAGTCGCTGATCCCGTTCGCCCAGCATCAGCTGATCAACCTGCGCCAGCGCTTCGGCGAAGGCGTGGCCTACAAGACGACGGTGACGGCGCCGGATGGATCCGTGCTGCGGTTCATCTCCGACGGCCAGGTGGACCGGGTCTCGATCTTCGTGCGGCGTGCGCCGCCCCCGCGGCCGAAGCCGGAGGAGGAGAAGGGCGAGGCGCGCGCGCCGTATCTGTGGGTCGGGATCAAGCGGCTGTCGGGCGGCGTGTACGAAGACCCGTGCGATGGGCCGCAGGAGGACGACTACGTCAAGCTCGTGCTGCACGTCTGGGAGCCGTCGACGGGCGACGGTGGACCGACTGACAACGAGATCGTGAGCGGCCGCAAGGCGATCATCGGCGCCACGCAGAGCTACCCGCTGGGCGAGCTCGCGCACATCGATGTGCAAGGGTGCCTGACCGACGACGGCACGCCGTACACCACGGCGGTCGAGTACGGTGCGGCGCACCGGATGTATCACATCCCCTGCAAGCAGATCGGCTACGACCCCGAGGACGACGGCGACTACTCCTGGGAGCGGATCGTGGTGATGGATCCGGCCGAGGTGACGAACGCGAACCCCTACGAGAGTGGTGAGGGCGTCGCCTACAACGTGCCGACGATCCCGACCGAGCGCGCGTTCCAGCTGCCAGACGAGAACGTGCCTGGCATTCGAGCGAAGTGGATCCCTGGCAACTACGCCATCAAGGTCTCGGCGATGTCGAACGAGTGCGACAAGTACTCGCCGGTGAAGGTGCGCATCAAGGTGGTGTGTGGCAAGGATCCGAACACGTTTGTGCTGACGCACGAGTTCGAGATCACGGGAGATCCGTTCTGGTCCGACGACAAGAACGATCACATCCCCTTCGGCTATGAAGACAAGGAGTGCCATCACGGCAAGTGGTGGTGGCAAGACGGGATCCTCGCCGATCCAGAGGGCGCGGCCGAGGTGGTGAGCGGCTTGATGCCGAGGGGCATCGTTGCCGACAACGAGCGCGACCCATCGTGCGAATCGCACGGCGACTACGTTGTGCTGTGGTACAGCAACGGCGGCCACCTTCGCTGGGACGAGAGCTGGTGGACAGAGATCATTGCCTACGATCCTCCGACCTTCTGCGGGTGGTGGAATGTGTGGGGCGATATGACCTCGAACCAGGACGGCAACGGCTACAACAACATGATGTACTACCTGCGCCTGGCGGCTCAGGGGATGTCGATGGTGGCCGGGAAGAAGGACTGCCCGGTCAACGAGACCGACTACAAGATCGCGCCGAGCGTGTTCATGTCCTTCCTGACGACGCCGGTGACCTACTACATCGAGCGGTGGGGATCGCAAGGAAGGCGCTATCTCCCGCCCGTCGGTCCTCCGCTGTATCGGCCGTACATGACGCTTCCACTGGTGGGGCCGGATGGCCTCACGTCGAAGGAGCGCTACTACGAGACCGGCGACTTCATGCCGAGCGACCCGTCGGAGTGGACCGGCTTTCCACCGTGGCAGGCGCCATGCCCGGTGCCGATCGTCGAGAACTGGCTGCTGGATCCGCAGTACCTCGATCATCGCAACCAGTCGTATGCGAGCTATGTGTTCGACGTCGGTGGCGGCGACCATGTCTCCTTCGACTCGAAGGATGGCGTCGGCGACGGCGCGGCCATCGCAGTCGTCGACCCGGGCAACATCGACATCATCGAGATCCCGCTGGAAGAAGACGTCGACTTCTACTACAAGGGCCTCACCCAGCGAGCGGCCGACATTGCCGCGTCGCGCGGGAAGCACCTGATGACGACGTTCGAGCTGGGGTTCAGCGGGGGCGAACTCGTGGTCGCCGGCTGGTATTACCCCTACGACGAAGACACGGGCCAGGTCGACCTGACCCGCTATCTGTTTCACAGGTTCGGTCCAGACCCGTGGATCACCTGAAGGAGTTGCGATGGGCTGCATAAATGTCGTCCTAGTTCCGAAGCCTCCCGCCGCAGCGCCACCGCCTGACAACGGTGGGAAGCAGGCTGCGCAGGACATGGTCGCCTCGATGCAGGGGCTCGCGCGCTCGCACCTTCAGGCGGCCGCGGAGCTGCTGCAGGACATCATCGCCGCCTCGCAGGTGACGGGCTCGATCAACATTCCGCCTGGCTCATCGCAGATCGTCGCCGAGTTCGATCCCGGGCCGGCGCCGGCGTTCTGCGAGAACGAGGTGAGCTATCCGCTGGCGCCGGGCTACCCGACCCTCGGAACGCTCACGCTTCCGACGTTCGCGACGTTGCCGCAGTACAACCCGACTCCGGTGATCGTCGACCTGAATCTGGCACTGCCGGATCCCCTCGATGCAGAGGCGCCACTCGCGCCAGCGGTGTCGGATGTCACCATGCCGACCGCTCCAGCCATCGAGTTCCCGGCGGTGCCAGACCTCTTCGGTATCGATCTGCCGGCTCCTCCGGTCATCGACCTGCCGCTGTTCGAGGGCGTCGACGCCGCCGCGCCGGCCGCGATCTCGCCCACGTTCTCGTACGCCGAGAGCGCCTACACGTCCGAGATGCTGGAGCGGCTGCGCGCCGGCTTCACCGAGCTGCTCGAGAGGCAGGCCACCGGCATCATCGCGAACGTCGAGGCCGCGCTCTGGGAGCGCGATCGCGCGCGCAACGATGCCGTGGGCACGTCGCTCGACCAGGGGCTGATGGCGTCCCGCTTCCCGATGCGGCCGCTGATGGAGCGCGTGGCGCGAGCGATGGCCGGCCAGGTGAGGCAGGACTGGAACTGCAGCGTCGAGCGCGACATCGCGATCAAGCGCGCCGAGCTGCAGCAGAGCAACCGGCGGTTCGCCTTCCAGATCACCCAGCAGTTCGAGGCGATGCTGCTCGACGCGCACGATCAACTGCAGGCGCGCAGCTACGAGGCGGCGCGCTTCATGCAGGAAGCGGCGATCCGCATCTACAACTCGATCGTTCGCGCCTTCAGCGTCGAGGTGCAGCAATTCGGAGCGCGCGCGGAAGTGTTCCGCGCCGAGCTGGACGGCGAGCTGGCGAAGATCGAGGTCTACAAGGCCGAGCTCGAGGGCCAGTCGATCGTGAGCGACATCAATCGCGCGCAGGTCGAGGTCTACAAGGCGCAGATCGCCGGCGTGCTGACGGCGGTCGAGGTCTACCGCACCCAGGTCAACGCGGCGAAGGCGATCGTCGACGCGAACATGACGCGGGTGTCCGCCTTCGGCGAGGCGATCCAGGCCTTCAGCGCGAGGGTGAAGGCGAAAGAGGCGGAGTACACCGGCTACGCGGCCCAGGTCGAAGGCGAGTCGTCGAAGGTCGACATCTACAAGGCGCAGTCCGACGCCTTCAAGGCGGAGACCGATGCCTACCGGGCGAACGTGTCCGCTCTGGTGTCGGTGAAGGAGGCCGAGTACGCGGTCAACCAGGAAATGCCGATCGAGACCTACATCGCCCAGGCCGAGGCCTACAGCGAGATCGTGGGCGCGGCGACCGAGCAGATTCGCGGTCTGACCGCAGAGATCGAAGGCAAGACCGCTCTCCTGGCGACGCAGGAGCGCGCGGACGCGGCGGCGGCGCGCGTGCAGGGCTCCGGTGCCACGGCATCGGCGCAGGTGGTCGAGGCTGGCCTGTCGCTGCAGTCTTCCGCCATCAATACGAACACGACGCTCACCGACGAGAGCATTGCTGTCTCGGCGGAAGCGGCGCGCACGGCTGGCGCGATCGCCTCGCAGATCGGCGCCGCGACCTACGCGTGGGCGCACGGCTCAGTCGGGATCTCGTACCAGGATTCCGTGAGGGCCAGCAACTCGACTGGTCGCACCGGCGCGTATCAGAGCCGCTTCGGCCATGACGAGCGCTGCACAACTACGATTTACCACGGGAGCTGAGCATGGCTGAAGAGACCACGTCACTGGTCGAAGACCTGCTTCGCACGTCGCTCGAAACGGCGGAGATCACTTCGTCGATGATGAACGCGATGCCGACCGGCAACAAAGCCGCGCTGCTGACCCCGTACCTTTTCAGCTACGGCGACTATCAGCTCAGCCCAGGGCTGAACCTCGAGGTCGACACGACCTGCGCCATCCCGGAGATTCCGCCGATGCCGGAGGAGCCGATGCTGACCGAGGTGGACCCGGTCTCCATCCCGCCAGCGCCGGTGTTCACGCAGGATCCGCCGGCGCTCAACCTGGACATCGCGGCTCCGGCGGCGTTCGACGAGCCCCCGCCGCTGGCGCCATCGCTGGCGCCGGTGGTGATCCCCGAGAGCCAGGACATCGTGATCCCGGATGTCCCGCCGATGCTGGGCATCAACCTGCCCGACGTTCCGCTGATCGACCTGCCCGTGTTCAGCGCGACCGCGCCGGCGCGCCCCGGCGACATCGGCGTCACGTTCCAGTGGGACGAGGACTCGTACTCCTCGGCCCTGATGGATCTCCTGCAGCAGCGGGCCACCGAGCTGATCACCACCTTCGCCAGCGGATACGACCCGGCCGTCGAGGGCGCGCGCTGGGACCGTGCCCGCGAGAAGGCTGACCTGGCATTCAAGGAGGCCGTCGAGAAGACGCGGCGCGAGTTCGCTACGCGCGGAGTCAGCGTTCCGACCGGGTACATGCACCTGGACATCGAGGCGACGCGCCGCAAGGCGAAGGCCGAGGTTCGTGTCGCCTCGCAGAAGACCGCCGAGGAGCAGGCTGACCTGGAGCAGACCACGCGCCAGCTGGCCTTCCAGACGATGACTGTGCTCGAGCAGTCGCTGATGGTGTACGCCAGCCGGGCGGCCACGCGCGGCCTGGAGGCGGCGAAGTACGCGCAGAGCGCGGCGATCGAAATATACGACGCGATGGTCAACCGCTTCGCAGCGGAGGTGCAGCTGATCTCGACGAATGCAGCGGTCTACAAGGACCGCATCCGCGCCGAGATCGCGAAGCTGGAAATCTACCGCGGCCAGCTCGAAGGACAGAAGCTGATCGCGAAGCTGAACCTGGATGCGGTCGAGGTCTACAAGGCCAGGCTGGAAGCGGTCATGGCCGACGTGAAGAAATACGAGGCCGAGGTCACTGGGGTCAACGTGCGGATCCTCGACACGCGCTCGTACATCTCGCGCTATGGCGAAGAGGTCAAGGCGTACTCGGCGCAGATCGAAGCGAAGACCGCCGAGTACAAGGGCTACACCACGAAGGTGAAGGGCGAGGTCGCGAAGGTCGGCGTGCTCAAGGCTGAGGCGGATGCGTACAGCAACGTCGCGTCGGCCTACGACGCCGGCGTGAAGGCGACGAGCGAGCAGATCAAGCTCGAGTACAAGTCGGAGCAGCAGCTCCCGCTGAAGGCCTACCGTGCGCGCCTCTCCGGCTATCGGGCCACCGTGATGAAGGCCTCCGCCGAGCTGATGGGCAAGGCCGCCTCGATGCAGAACTCGGCGCGCATCTGGGGCGCCCGCATCGATTCTGAGGCAGCTGTCAGCGAAGCGATGATCGACATGCAGAAGGCTTCGGGCCTGGTGCAGACCTCGCAGAGCGGGGTGCTGCTTGCGCAGCAGCGCGCGGTCTGGAGCAACGCGATCGCGAACGCGCGGAAGAACGTCGCCATCGCGGCGGCCGAGGCGCACCGCGAGGCGGGCATGGCCTCGAGCGCGATGAGCGCCGTGAACCTGTCGGCCGGCTACACGAATGCGGCGAGCTACAGCGAGTCCGAGAGCACCGACTTCAACGACAACTTCGCTGGGTTCTACAGCAATACGAGCGTCCACGAGAATCGATACACAGAGCGGCAGTCGTCCTAAAGGAACGCGGCTATGGCAGAAAAGAAAGAGTGGTACCAGTTCGGGCCGGCTTACACGGGGCCGATCTCTCGTCCCGGGACCGACATCTACGCCGCATCGCGCGAATCACTCGGCATTCCGAGTGGCGGCCTGCTAGCGGGCGCGGCCGCGCGCTGGGGCGGAGGAGGGTCGAGCTGGGATGCGCAGGCCGCTCCTGCTCCCGCAGCCGCGCCGCCGGCCGCTCCTGTCGCCGCGCCCACGGCGCCGGCGGAACGGCCGAAGAACCGCACCGCCATTCTGGCCGCGCAGGCCGCCGCGCCACCTGTGTTCTCGGCGCCCGCCGCTCCTGCGACGCCGGAGATCGCGGCCGCCCAGGGGCTGCTGCGCGACTCGCCGATCCAGGCGATGGTCTACGGGCCCACCTCCGAGGGCGGATACACGCAAGGCGTGCACTCGCGCAACGCTGCGCCGGTCATCCAGGCAATGGGCGCCGAGATGACCCCGGAGCAGCAGGCCTGGGTCAAGGCGCACGGCGTGTCCGATGCCGCCGCCGCGCGCGAGCCGGTGCGCGTGATCGAGGGCCAGGGCGGGAATCAGGCTGCCGATGAGCGCATCTTCTCGGTCAGCGGGAACCGGCGCGGCCGAGGCGGCAGCATTCGGGAGGAGGGCGCCTACGCGCAACCCACCCTGACCGAGAGCTTCGACCTGCCACAGCAGGCGGGCGGCTACATCAACGCTCCCAGCTCAGTGGTGTCTGCCGGCAAAACAGCCGAGTACATCCAGGCGCTCGCGAAGGGCGCCGAGGTGGCAGCGGATCCGCTGTCCGCGAAGCTGGCCGCGGAGCTCGAGAAGCAGCGCCTGGTGAACGAGGGCGACATCGCGCAGCAGCGCATTGCCACCGGCGGCGGCATCGAACAGTCGCGCATCGGCGCGAAGGCGACGGTCGACGCGGCGACGGTTCGCCGGCCCACCATCATCAAGGTCGAGCGCGAAGAGCTGATCAACAAGGACGCTCCGGCGATGGGGACGCGCAAGGTCACCGACCTGATCCGCGACAACGGCGACGGGACGATCACGAAGCTCGACCCGGAGACCGGCCAGCCGATAGGAACGGCCGTCGCCGCGCCGGCTGGCGGGGCTGCGAAGCCTGGCGCGAAGACGCCGAATGCGGCACAGCTCGCGCGCCTCAAGCAGAACCGCAACAACCCGGCAGAGATCAAGCTGTTCGAGGATCACTTCGGTCCCGGCACTGCGGCGCAGTACCTCAAGTAGGTCGCCATGAAGAACCCGTACGCAGACCTCGACGATCCGGCGCCCTCCGCGCCGGTGAATCCGTACGCTGAACTCGACACCGCGAAGACGAGCGCGACGCGGCGCATCGTCGGCGACACGGCGATCAGTGCCCTGAAGGGCGCGATCGGTCTGCCCGAGTCGATCGTCGGCCTGGCGAACATCCCGACGCTGGGCTATGCCGGCAAGGCGGTCGAGGCGGCCGGCATCCGCTTCAAGGATGCGAAGACCGCGCTCGACGAGCTCTACTCGCCCGAGCAGAAGCTCGCGAACATGCGGGTGTCCGAAGCCCAGGGCGTGGCCGACACGATCAAGGAGGTGGTGACGAACCCCTCGGTGGCGTTCCACACCACGGTCGAATCCCTGCCTTCCATGATCGGCGGGGCCGGCCTGGCGCGCGGCGGCGCGAAGGCGCTGGGCGTGCTGGCGCCGAAGGTGGCGCCGCTGATCAGCGCTCCGGTCTGGGGCGGTATCGGTGAGGGCGCGATCAGCGCCGGCCAGTCGGCTGAGCAGATCCGGCAGGAGAGCGCCGACGGCACGATCACGGCCGGGCAGGCGGGCGCGGCGCTGGCTTCCGGCGCGGGCACGGCGGCGATCGGCGTGGTGGGCGGCAGCCTCGCCCAGAAGTGGAAGCTGGCCGACCCGGAGACCGTGCTGTACGGCGGACGCCAGATGCTGCCGGCCGGCACGAAGCCGCTGGGCGCGATCGCGCGCATGACCGGCGGCGCGCTGTCGGAGGGCATGCTGCAGGAGCTGCCGCAGTCGCTGCAGGAACAGGTCTGGCAGAACGTGGCGACCGGCCGGCCGTGGAACGAGGGGCTAGCCCAGGCCGGCGTCCTCGGCGCGGCCGCGGGCGGATTGCTGGGTGGCGTGGCGAACATCGGGCGCGCCCCGGTGGCCCCCGCGGTAGCCCCGCCAGCCGCGCCAGCCGGGCCTACGGCGGGAGAAAAGGGGCAGGGTGGGGCTCCCATATCTCCCGTGGATCCGGGCGCGCCTCCAGCGCCTCCTGGAAGCCTCACGGCGGCCGCCCAGGTGGCGACCGGCAACGAGCCGGCGATCCCCGGCTTCGCCACCGAGGAGGCGGCTGGCAAGCGGGCGGCGGCCGAGGCGGCGCGCACGGGCCAGCCGTACGGGGTGCTGCCCCATCCGGACCAGCCGGCGCAGTTCGCGGCGGCGCCGCAGGCCGACATCGACGCGATCGAGCAGCCCGAGCCGGTGCCGGTCAACCCGCACCAGGCGCGGATCGATGAGGCCACGGTCGAGCTGACCGACGCCCAGGATCACCTGCTCAAGCTCCAGACCGACCAGGCGGCCGGGCCGAACCCGGTGCGCGAGATGCGCATCGAGGTGCTGAAGAAGCAGGTCGCCGACCTGAACAAGTCCATCTCGAACCTGACGAAGCTGGGCGAGGCGTCCGCTGCGAAAGTGCAGCCGCAGACTGCAACTTCGGCCGTAGGCGTTACGAATCAGCCTGGAAGTGAGCCACAAGGGGCGAAAGCCGTAACGGGTGAGCCACAAGCCGTGACGCCTACCACGGCGCCGGCCGCGGAGTCTCGGACATTAAGTGCCCCGGCGGCGGACTTAATGTCCGCTCCGACCTACGAGCCGACCCCGGCCGCCGAGACCCTGCACGAGCCCCCGGCGAAGTTCTCGCGCCTGACCGACCCGGCGCAGCGCCAGGCCGCGATCGCCGAGATCAATCAGCTGAAGCTCGAGGCGAAGGCACTCGGGGCGAAGGGTGGCCTGACCGCTCAGGAGGGGGCGCGCTACGACCAGGTGATGACGCAGATCCAGGCGCTGCGGTTCGACCTCGGGCGCCCGGATACCGAGGCCGACATCACGGCCCCGGAACAGGAGCGCATGAGCACGCTCAGCCCGAAGACGAACGCGGCCATCAGCGCGGACATGTTCCGCAACAAGGACATCTACACCGCCATCGGCTCCGCGGCGGCCGGCGCCGCCTACAACGCGGACACCGCAGTCGACCGCATCTTCGACGGCAAGAACCCAGCCGTCACGCCGCAGGAGGCGTACGACACATTCGCCGCCTCGAGGGAGGCGCTGCGTGCGCAGTACGGCGACACCCTGACGCTGTACCGCGCGCCAGGTGAGCAGAAGACGAAGACCACCACGAACTGGGCGACGACGCGCGAGTTCGCGCAGCAGTTCGGCGAGAAGGTGATCAGCAAGCAGATCCCGGTGGAGGATGTCCTGGCCGCGCACGTCAGCGGCAAGGGCCGCTACCACGAGCTGATCATCGGCGACTCCTCGAAGTTCGTGGCGAAGCCGGCCGCGCCAGAGATCGTTGCGCTGGCGCAGTCCCGCGGCAAGGCGTGGGACGCGCTGCCGCCGATGGCGCGCACCCTGGCCGACAAGGCGATCGCCTCGGACGATCGGCTGACCGCGGACAACATCCAGTACGGCAAGGGCGGCACCGAGATGTCGACGAGCGAGGCATCGTTCGCGCAGAAGCGGGCCCGCCTGGCCGCCACCGCGCGCGCCATGAACGCCTTCGCGAAGGCGGCCGCTCCGCACCTGCCGGCCGACACCGACGCGAACTCGCTGCTCAACTGGCGCCGCCGGTCTGGCGCCTACGGCGCGGACACCACGCCAGCGATGAGGCAGTACTGGGCTGAGCGGGACAACCAGGAGAAGAGCAATGCCGGTCGAGAAGATGAAAAGCAACGAAACGCTGCGGCAAGAGGCCGAGGCGAAGCGCAAGGCGAAGCAGCCCGAGCCGTCGCTGAATCCGTTCGAGACCGTGCGCCGGATCAGCGACGTGCTGAAGAGCGCGCCGCCCCCGAGCGGCGACCGCAACGGCAAGCTGCCGCCGAAGTAGAGGCGAGCACCCAGCCGGTCACGTTCAGCGTGATCGAGGCCGGGACGGGTCGCGAGGTGACCGTTACGATGCCGGCTAACAAGGCGCTCGCGAAGATCGATTCGCGCATCCAGATGATGAAGGATCTGCTGACATGTCTCTCGTCCTGAGTCGCGAAGAGATCCAGGCAGCCTCGCCGAGGTACAAGGTCGAGCGCTCGCCGCAACCGAAGCCGGCGGCGCCGGCGAAGGATCCGGTCGCCGATGCGATCGATCGGTTCAGCTCGGCGCTCGCCCAGGTCACCCAGGTGAACGCCGCCAGTAGCATCGCGATCACTGAATTGCTGAAGCAGATGTCGCAAGAGATCAAGGCGGCATCGCCGCCTCGCCCGAAGTCCTGGACGTTCAAGGCAACGAAGGACAAAGCGGGAAACATGACCATCAACGCCACGCCGAACTACTGACATGGCGAAGATCCGCGACTCGGCAGTCTCGATCGTTGCCACGGCGGCCGCCTCGATCGCGGTCGAGATGCCGACGCACGCGACGGGCGACCTGCTGCTGTTCTTCTTCAACAAGGACACAACCTCGGGCGGGCCGTCCACGCCGTCGGGCTGGAGCACGGTGAGCGGCTTCAGCAACCCGCTGAACTCCACTGGCTCTGGCAACTACCTGTTCGCGAAACGCGCCACCAGCAGCTCGGAGTCGCTCGGCACGGTGTCGTACACCTCCGAGACATCGATCTGCATCGTGATCGCGATTCAGGGCTGCTACGGCTCGACCGTGGCCGACGCGATCTCGAACTGCACCACCGCTGGCGCGGATGACTCGACCCTGCCGCTGGACGGCGGATCGAGCTTCACGCCGACATACGCGAACTCGCTGGTGCTGAGTCTGCTGGGCACCGACTCGGGCATCGGCCCGTTCTGTCTGCCGGGCTGGGTTCACCTGTTCGGCGGCGATGCTGGCGCGAACTCGCTCGCGGTGAGCTACACGTTCCAGCGCACCGCCGCTTCGCTGACGCACCCCGGCTACTGGGGTGGCGTGGCTGACGACGCGCGCTGGGCCATGCTCGCGATCCGCGACGACGGCAACGGGCAGATCCCGGCCTACCCGGATCGCGGCACCTCGCCCGCCACGCTGCTCGCGCCGCTGGTCATGTCAGGCACGCCGGATAAGGGAACATGGGAGCTGGTGACGAACGACATCACGTCGGTCACCATGACGAACGGCGGCGGCACGAAGACGCTGAACCAGCTCGACCCGGTGGCAGCGGCTGACTCGGGCTACGACCCGTTCCTCGCGGCCACGCGCGTGGTGGCCGCCTCTTCGACCTCGGCGATGAACGCCTCGCAGTTACGGCGCACAGCGAACGATGACCTGACGCTGGGCGAGGGCGTGATCTTCGGGACGTGGCGACCGCAGGTGCCTCGCGACTACCTCGACATGGGCAAGGTGGTGGCCGGCGGCACGGCGCTGATGATCGCGGACGCATCGAACAACTACCGGATGTGGTGCGTCGGGGCGCAACTCTCGAAGACCACGAAGGTGTCCGACCGCCAGAACTTCGTGATCGAGGTGGCGACTGAGGATACGGACTGGGCCGAGAGCGCCACGAACCCGACGCTGTCGGCGATCCAGGACTGGTACTTCTGCGGTTCGGGCTACTTCGGCGCGGCCTCGGTCGAGTGGTCGGGCCTGTACCTGCTCAACTCGTTCGTGATCGCGGGCGGCTCGGCGTCGGTGCCCATGACGTTCGACGACATCGTGCTGGCGGTGAACAACGGCGGCGGCTTCATGCCGTACATCGAGAAGGCCGGGGCCGCAGGAACAATCTGGGTGCCGCTGCAGTTCGGCGGCGGCGAGGCGTGCCATGTCGGCGTGAACCTGTCGGTGTTCCAGTGGCCGCGCAAGTCGGACGGCAGCCGCTACCTTGACTCGCACATCAGCGACAACAAGCACGGCATCGAGTTCTACGGGCAGGATCGCGGCGGGGGCGATGTCGACACGCTGAAGTTCACGAACACGGTGTTCACGGCCGAGTCGCCGTACTACTGGCGCTTCAACGCCAGCCATGATGCGGACGCGACCGTGGACTTCGGCGGATCGACGGTGGTCGGCGCGACGGTGACGCTGCGCTCGACGGTGACCCTGAGCCGGGTTGCGTTCATCAACTGCCCGACGTTCACGCAGAACGCAGCGGTGCTGACGAACTGCTCCTTCACCGGCACGAAGGTGACCTCGGCCGCGCCGGGCGATGCGGACAACATCTCGAACTCCACCTTCACCAGCGCGGGGACGGGGCACGCGATCGAGATCGGCGGCACGGCGGCGAACATCACGCTCACAGGGCTGACCTTCACCGGCTACGCCGGCTCGAACGGCTCGACCGGCAACGAGGCGATCTTCGTCAACATTGCCTCTGGCAACATGACGATCACCATCAGCGGCGGCAATACCCCGAGCATCCGCACGGCGGGCGCCACGGTGACCGTGAGCAACGTCATCACGCTGACGCTGACCGGGCTGGTGAGCGGCAGCGACATCGTCATCCTCGATGCCGGCACCACAACCGAGCGCGTCAACGTGGACGCGAACAGCGGCACGACCTACCCGTTCAACTTCTCGACCGGCGGCAACGTCGACATCTGCGTCTACAAGGCGGGCTATGTCCCGTTCGTGGTGCGCAACTACACGCTCCCGGCGGCGAATGCCTCGCTGCCGATCTCACAAGTGACTGACCGCAACTACACCCCGTAGGAACCGACATGGCAAAGATCATTGATGGCGACGACCTCGACGTAGGCGTAGAGATCACCCTCGACACCACGGCAAAGACCTTCACCCTCATCGAGGCGGGGCAGCTCGTCGCGAAAGACGGCGTGACGCTGCAGGCGCTCTACAGCAAGTTCATCAAGCTGTGGGAAACGGCGGCCTACAACAAGTACCCGTTCCCGATGTACGCGATCGACGCGCTGTCGGGCCAGTTCCAGTTCGGCACCGATGGTGGCTCCTACAACGGCTGGAAGCCTGCGAACGATACGACGCGCCAGATGCTGCGCGACGGCGGCTGGTCGGAGTACAGCAACGCGGGCGTGCTCAATCGCCAGTATGTCGGCATCGTGGCCCTGGCCTCGGGCTTCCCGAGCGGGGCGCAGTTCTACTACCAGAAGGACAGTGCCGGGGCGGCGGCCGACTTCACCTTCACCGATGCGCCGAACCAGGGGATTCAGGTGTTCGGTGACGCAACGAACGGCAGCTTCGACAACCGGACGTTCTTCAAGATTTTCTGCCGCGAGCCGAACTACACCTTCGACGATGCGGTGCTGGGCGATGTGGGTCTGTCGGCCACGGGTGCCTTCAAGGTGTCGCTGCCGATCTCGGTCGGCACCGACCTGAAGACCTACTCAAGCGGCAGTCCGATCCTCGACACGGCGATGTCCGGTGCGCCGTACTCAAGTCTGGGGCTGGAGTACTTCGGCTCCGATCAGACCGGCTACGACATCGGCGCCTATCCGTTCCGCATCGTCGTCGACAACACCACGGCGAACGCCACGCTCGAGCAGATTTACACCTGGCTGCAGTACAAGCTGCGGCAGGACGCCGACATCGATGATGGCGCTGGCAATGTCAACGGCCTGACGGCCGCCTCGCTCGCCTACTTCGTGGGCGACACGCTGATCACCGCGAACGGCGTGTTCATCGATGGCGTGATCGATGCCGACCTGAACCGGGTCGACTTCTATGACCAGAATGGCGTGGTGCGGCGCTACCCCTACGCCTCGGCCGGGACGCTCAACTTCAACTCGTTCCTCACGTCGGGTGGCACCGGCTACTACCGGATGTACTTCACGAACGACGATGCGGGCGCGAACGCCGGCAACGACTACGGCACCTCGGGCGCGATCACCGTCAACGACAAGGACGGGAGTCCGATCGCCGGATCTATCGGCGCGGCGGCGATCTCGTTCTCCTACGACTACGACGGCAACGTGCAGCGCGGCACCGGCTCGAACGGCGACGACGCGCCGATCACGATCGTGGCTGGCAACAAGGGCATCGCGAAACCCGTGGTGGCGACCGGCACGATCAGTCGCAGCAAGGGCATCTCGATCTCGCTGGTGGCCGAGCAAGACCGTGCGTACACCGCCTGATAGGGGAGCCCTGTGGCAACCACCTTCGACGGCGCCAGCAAGCGCATCGTTCTCGATAGCGCTGCAGTAACGGCGGCCGGCCTGTGGTCCGACTGGGTGCGGTGGCTCGACGCCGACACCGACAACGGGAAGTGGGATCCCGCTTTCCGCCAGGTGGGCGGGGACGATCTCGGGGGCGGGCTGTCGATCCCGCCCTACATCTTCCTGCTGAACGGCTGGCGCGTGCGGCCGATGGAGTCGAACCACAACCTGACCATCACCGGCAACCTGTTCGTCGACGGCGGCGGGGTGCCGGTGGTGGGCACGCTCGGCACCTACCAGGTGAACGTGAACTACACGGTGCCGGTGCAGGCCCAGGCGTTCGATCCTGGCGGCAGCACGGGCCCGTCCGCGGCTGACATCGCCGCTGCCGTCCTGGCGGCCCTCGAGGCCACCACCATCCCGGTCGACGCGAAGAAGATGAACGGCGCGCCGATCGCCGGCACAGGCCAGCCGACCGACCTGTGGCGCGGAGCGTGATGGGCGCGTTCGCCTCTAACTCATTCTCGGTCCTCGCGTTCAGCGCGGCGGCCTTCGCCTTCGATGGCGGCCTGCCGCCGGCCGAGTACCACGCCGGAGGCTCATGGCATGAGCCCGCGCGCGCCGAAGTCGTCGAGTTCACCGACGACGAGATCCTGACCATCGTCCAGGCCGTCTGCGTGTCTGGCCTTCTTGAGAGCTGACCATGAGCCTGCGTAACTGCCTGAAGAAAGCCGGCCTTGCTGAGCACGAGCTGGCGATCCTCAAGGGGAAGATCGAAGACATCCGCGATGAGGAGGGCATCAGCAAGCACGCCGCGGCCGTCGAGGCCGTGAAGGAGGCGATCGCCCAGCTGGAGACCCAGCGCGCGGACATCGTGCGCCAGGCGGGTGGCGAGCAGAAGGTGGTCGCGCGCGGCGAGTACGGCCCGGTCGCTCCGCCCCCAGTCGTCGCCGCCTTCGAGAAGCTGGCCGACGATCAGCGCGGCCGGCCAGAGAGCGCGATGCTGCGCATCCAGGATCTGACGGGCGGCGGCATGGTGCACCAGCTCGTCGAGGGCATCGGCGACCTGACGAACCGGATGGCGAAGGGCGCGGGCTGGGGCTACGACCACATCGACAACGTCAGCGACAAGGTGCGCGCCGGGATCCGCAACCTGCGCCAGGGCGATCGCGGCCCACAGGCCGAGTACGACCGCATCATGCGCAGCAACGCCGAGTTCAAGGGCGTGCCGCTGGCCGAGTACCAGAAGCAGATCGAGGACGCGCTCGAGAAGTACGCCGCGGAGCACGGCAAGCTGAAGGTCTACAACCGCGTGCAGTGGCTCGGCCGCCAGGCAGCGGTCTTCGTCGGCAAGCGCGACTGGGAATACGCGCTGATGAGCCTGACGTCGCTCGACCAGCTGCTGCACAAGCCGCGCGAGGAGTACGCCGCCGCGCTGTGGGCCTACGTTGCCGATGAGAACGGCAACCCGATCGAGTACGAGAAGGCGCTCGAGGCGGGCCTGTGGGAGCGCGGCAAGTGGATGCCGAAGGCCGAGATCCCGGCGTTCTCGAAGGCCAGCGACTACGTCACGATCGAACCGAAGGAGGGCGAGCCGCGCGCTCCGGTCGCTCCGTTCGTGGCGATCGAAGGGCGCGAGGGCGCGCAGGGCCGACTGTCGCGCGCGCTCTCGAGGATGTCCGAGATCCTGCAGAACGCCGTCGGCAGTCCGGACAACATGCGCATCGTCCTGGACAACGGCAAGCAGAAGCTCGTCGTCGGCAAGATCACGTTCCAGGACTGGAGGGAGCGCGTCGAAGGCGCGCTGACGCCGGAGCAGATCACTCAGTCGCGCGGCTGGTACGGCAACCTGCGCCAGCTGATGGTGCAGTTCTTCGGCGAGGATGCGGCCGATCGCTACTCCCTGGCCTGGTTGCTGTCGCAGCAGAACACGTCGCCATCTGGCGGAATGCTCAACGTGCTGCGCGCTGCCGACATCGTGGCCGGCAACCCGGTGATCAAGATGGCCGGGCTGGGCCATGACCAGCTGATCGCCACCCTGCGCGGCGAGGTTCCCGCGAACGGATACGGCGCGAAGCTACTCGACTTCATCGACAGTGAGCTGCAGAAGACCACGCGCACCGTGATGGGCGACGACCCGCGCGGCGGCGGCCCTGCCGTGGTCGACGTCTGGGCGAATCGCGACGTCGGCAAGATCGACAAGGCCTGGCGCAACTGGATCGCGGAGACCTTCGGTTACGAGGTCGCGCTGCACCTGACGATCGACGGGCAGAACATCACCGAGACCGACTACGAGTACGGCTCGCGCTTCTACAACGAGCTCACGAAGTGGCTCAACGAGAACAAGGTCGACGGCGGAAACTGGAAGCCGTTCGAGGTGCAGGCCGTCGGCTGGATCACGATGCAGAAGGTCAAGGGCATCGATCCGCAGTTCCCCTCCGACATCATCGACCTGAACACGCGACGCGTGTCGATCGGCCTGTCGCCCGGGATGGGGTCTCGCCTGGGCAGCATCGACACGAACGACGCGATCGCGCTGGTCGATCGGGCCGCGAAGGCTACTGGCGTGGTGGTGCGCTCGACGCGGATCACGCCGAGTGCGTACTTCGGCTGGAAGGAGAACGGGCTGCAGGTCGACATCCTCGGCAGCCCGGAGGCGATGCAGGACTTCGCCGACGTGGTGGGCCATGCTCTGCAGCAGACCGAGGTCATCATCTCGCGGCCGCTGGCCGACGGCGCCACGGCCGGCTACACCATCACCCAGGTGAGCGGACAGGATCTCGCCGATCCGGACAAGGCGCGCGCGTTTCTGGATCTCGTGCGCGAGCGCATGACTGTGCAACTGAGGATCCGCGGCGGAAAGGCGGGGCCGAACTATCAGCTGCTGCCTCACATCACCGACGGCTACCAGGGGATCTTGACCGACAGCGGTCAGCCTGGCTTGCGCATGTTTCACACGCAGACCGAAGAAAACTCAAATCTGGTACAGTGGAAGGGAACGTGGGACGCAGAGGAGCGCGCGGCGTTCGTGAACGCGGTACGGGAGGCAGCTCATGATCAACAAATCGAAGTCGACCTCGACGCCTCAAACTTCGACGTCGTCAGCACCGGCAACGACTGGCGAGCCCAGCCAGACGGCGAAGGCTACCGGGCTTCGCTCCGTAACCGAGGGCGCGGCGTACTCGCAGACCGACTCGGCAACGATGAGCTTCGGCTACTACAGGACACCGGACGGCAAGCCGCCCCAGCGGAAAGCCCCGCAGTCTTTAGTCGACCTGCAACACTTGCCGTTCGACCCGGCAACGCAGCTCCAGCAGGAGCTGGACGAGAAGGGTCCGTCGCAGCCGTAGGCGTTCACTACGGCAACCAGAAAGTCTCGACTCTCTCCGCTGCCGCCTTCGGCAGTGGCATCCGCGGCCAGGAGCAGGCGCGCGTTGCGGGCTCTGACGATCCGCGGCTGAAGAAGCGGGTCTACTTCTACATCGGCACACCAGGCAAGGGCCTGCCGCCCCCAGAGGGCGGCCTGGGCCCCTGGGTCTACCGCGCGAACCTGCAGAACCTCTACGAGGCCGGCGTCAGCCCGCCGCTCACGGTCGACTACACGAGCCGCAATGGCTGGCCGCTGGACGTGGGCGAGCGCGCGAACCGGCTCGAGAGCGCGATCCTCGACGCCGGCTATGACGGCTACCTGCTGCGCTCAGCGGCGCCGGCTGGAGTCGCGGTCGTCCTGAACAAGGACGTGCCGGTCGAGCTGCTGGGGCACCGCATCGAGTCGCCTCCCGTGTTCTCGAGGAGGATGTCGCCCGAGCGCCGGCAGGCGTTCGAGGGCTGGTCCGGAGGCTTCCGGCCGAAGGACATCATCCTGGACGCCTCGCCGCAGGGGAAGCCAGACTTCAAGACCGGCCAGGCTTTCGTTGCGCAAGTTCATCACGGCTCGATGAGCAAGCTGAAGGGCGACGCCTTCGACGCGAAGATGCGTGGCCGCAGCACTGGTGCGCCCAGCGCAAGGCTGGGCTTCTTCGCTGCCGGATCAACTGACACGGCGGTGCGCTACACGCGCTTCATCGATGACGACGGGCCGCTCGATCAGATGGACTTCGTGTCGGGCGATGTCGTTCCGAAACCTGGAAGCGACGGGAAGGAGATGCTCTTCTTCCATCTCGTCAAGCCGAACTGGTGGGTGATGCGGCGCGAGAAGGATCCGGACAGCCTGCTCACCAGGGACTTCACGAAAGAGTGGGCGACACAGGAGCTCGTCGACAAGATCAAGGAGTACCAGCCGAAGTATCGCGAGTGGGTCGCGGCCGGCGTCATGGCCGAGCAGAAGATCACCGGCAATCAGCTGACCGACGAGATCCAGCGCATCATCAACAAGCGCTTGAGCAAAGAGCAGATGTTCGAGACAAAGGAGCGCGCCTGGGCGATCGAGACAGGCTTGCTTCCGCAGGTGGCCGAGTCTGAGGTGGAGTTCGGCTCGCCTACCGATCGCGCCGTCTACCGGCTTGAGCCAGAGGTGGATGGGACGTGGGTCGCCAGCGTCAACGGCAAGGCCGTGGGCGCATTCCAGGACAGAGTGCAGGCCGAAGCCGCGCTGCAGGACGCGTTCCAGAGCGACATTGAGCTTCGCACCGAGGGGCTCGACACCGCCGGCGACAGCAGCCTCTACACGCTGTACCTGCGCTCAGCGAACCCCTATGTCCACGATTACAAGGGCAAGCAGTACCGCGAGAAGTCCTACTACGAGATCATCAGGAAGGCGAAGGCCGCCGGCCACGATGCCGTGGTGCTCAAGAACACCTACGACGGCGGGCCGAAGGACAACATCTTCGTCTTCTTCGATTCGAACCAGGTCAAGGATCCGAACTCGAAGGCCTTCAGCCTCTTCAGCGACAACATCTACCTGTCGCGCGCTGAGGGCGGCCCGGTGGTCGGCGCGCGCGCGGACTCGCATGCGGCTCAGGTCGGCAAGTGGGTCACGCCGTACACGAAGGTCATGCGCAACGGCGCCCAGGTTCGCATCCTGGCGCGCACCTCCGACGCGAAGAACTACGGCTTCGAGGCGCCGGCCGATGCTGAGGGCGCGTTCTTCCGCGGCACGGTCTACCTGTTCGCCGACAACCTGCCGACCGCCCTGGCAGCGCAGACCGCACTGTTCCACGAGATGCGCGGCCACTACGGCCTGCGTGGCGCGTTCGGCCCCGGCCTCGGCCTGGCGATGCTGCGCCTATACGCGAACAGCGCGAACGTGCGTGCCGCGGCGAACGCCTGGAAGGCGAACAACCCGCGCGACACGGCGAAGCAGACGGCGCACGAGTGGAATCTGCTGGCGATCGAAGAGGCCCTGGCCCAGCTGGCCGGCCGCGGCGAGAGCTTCAACGGCTTCACGGAGTTCGTGCGCGCGATGCAGAACGTGCTGCGCGCCGTGCACCTGGACGAGCTGGCGAACTGGCTCGAGAAGGCCACCGACGCCGAAGCGCTGGGCATGCTGAAGAAGGCGCAGCGGTTCGTCGAGGGCAAGGCACTGCCGGCTGCGCAGTGGGTGCCGCCGGCCGGCGTGGCCGAGGCTCCGGCCTTCCAGGAAGGGAAGCCCATCAAGGAAGTCTGGGACGCGCTCGAGCGCATCGACAAGGCGGTGGCGGGCGAGCGCAACGAGGGCATCGAGGCGGCCGAGGAAGCGTGGATCGGTGGCCTGGCGGACTACGGCGATCCCGAAGCGGCGTACACGATCCAGGCCATGCGGGGCTACTTCAACTACCAGGGCGAGCTGGTCAACGAGCTGCGCAAGGAGTTCGGCGACACGCTCACGATGTACCGCTCGATGACGATGTCGCAGTACCAGGCGTTCCTGCGTGGCGACATGCAGAACGAGGACGTCCCGCTGGGCTGGACGTTCAATCGCGATCGCGCGATCAACTGGGAGAAGCTGGCCGCTGCCGACCAGACCGAGGACAAGGAAGACCGGATCGTGGTGCGCGGCACCTTCGGCCCCGAGTCGGCCGTGATGCTGGGCCACCTGGGCGAAGAGGAAGTGGTGCTCACCTCCTCCGGGATCCTGAGCTTCGAGCCGGCGGCGATCCCGAGCACGTCGAAGTTCTCGCCGCAGTTCCGCAAGTGGTTCGGCGAGAGCAAGGTGGTCGACATCTATGGCTGGCCGCAAACCGTCTATCACGGAACGAAGCGTGTCTTCACGTCATTCGCTGCAGAGGCCGAGCCGCGCACGGTAGGCGGGGAGGGCTTCTCGAAGATCAAGCAGACACTCGGAAAGGGCGTGTTCTTCTTCACCAGCGACCCAGAGACCGCGTCAACGTATGCCGGCGTTCCGATCGGCGCGCCGACGACGGCGCCGACATTCCCCGTTCCTGGCGGAAACGTCATCCCAGCCTACCTGCGGATCCTCAATCCGCTAGTGCTCACGGCGAAGAACGGCACCTGGGAGAAGATCACTCCGAAGATCAAGGCGGCGATGGTCAGCGGAAAGTACGACGGCGTGATCGTGCACAACGTCCGCGACGGCTTCTCGGCTGGGGTCGCCCCTTCGACGGTGTATGCCGTCTTCGATCCTGCGCAGATCAAGAGCACGTTCAACCTGAACCCCGACGAGGGTCCGGCGTTCTCGCGGCGCGTGATGCGGCCAGGGCTGACGCCAGAGCAGCAGGCGGCGATCGCGAAGTTCGGCAAGGAAGACGTGCCGATCAAGACGCGCGTGAATCAGTTCCGCGCGAACTTCGCGCTGCGCTTCGTGCAGCAGATGCTCGACGCCTTCGCGCCGGTCAAGGCGCTGGCGAAGGACACCCGCTACAAGGCGGCGGCGATGCACGCCTACAAGATGCTGCGCCTCACGAAGAGCTCCGACGCTCTGATCGAAGCGCTGCTGAAATTCGGCAAGCCGTTCCTGAACAGCGCCGGCGCCGTCGCTCTCGCCCCCGAGCGTGGCGGTCTGATCAAGGCGCTGCAGGACACGGTCGGCAGCGAGATCGACGACTTCCTGCTGTGGATCGCCGGCAATCGTGCCGAGCAGCTGATGAGCGAGGGCCGGGAGCACCTGCTGACCGGCACCGACATTCAGGCGCTGAAGGATCTGAACCAGGGCAACATGGCCGACGGGCGCCTGCGCAAGGACGCGTACGACGCCGGGCTCAAGCGGCTGAACGAGTACAGCAAGAGCGTGCTCGACATGGCCGAGAAGGCCGGCATCATCGAGTCGACCTGGTATCTCGTGGTAGACGCCGCGGGCAACGTGATCGATCAGAGCGGACTGTCGCGCCCGGCCGCGGCGCGGCTCGCGGCCCAGACTCCTGGGGCGACGATCCAGGTGCGCGGGCGCGGCCAGTGGGAGCGCGACTTCTACGTTCCGTTCTACCGTCTTCTCGAGGGCAAGAAGGGTGAGGTCGGCGGGCCGCACCAGCTGGGCGGCGTGTCGAACCAGTACGCCTTCAAGCGGTTGAAGGGCGGCACCGAGAACGTCAACGACCTGTTCGAGAACATGCTGATGAACTGGTCGCACCTGTACTCCGCATCGCTGAAGAACCAGGCGGCGGATGCCACGCTGACGGTGGCCGAGTACGCCGGCATCGCCTCGCCGATCCCCTCGAGCCAGGCGGCGGCGGGCGACATCTTCGTGCTGCGCGACGGCAAGAAGCAGTACTACCAGGTGCACGATGACTATGTGCTCGACGCGCTGAGCTCACTGGCGCCGACGCCGATCTCCGGCCCGATCCCGAAGGCGGCCGCGAAGCTCAAGCGCGCGCTGACCTACGGCGTGACGTTCCAGCCGGCCTTCCGCGTGCGCAACCTGATCCGCGACTCGCTGCAGGCCATCGGCACGAACCCGATCAGCCTGAACGTGGCGAAGAACCTGGTCGAGGGCTGGCAGCTCACGAACCCCGAGAACCCGATCTATCAGCAGGCGATGGCGGGCGGCGGCTTCATGTTCTTCGGCGCCGGCATCGAGAGCGAAAGCGCGGCGCTGCAGAAGCGCCTGATCGCCGGGGGCGTGAAGGCAGCCCACATCCTGGACACGCCGCAGAAGGCGATGGACGCCGTCCGCACCGGCATCAAGTGGTGGGAGGACTTCGGCTCCCGCGGCGAGAACGTGAACCGTGCGGCGATCTACCAGCAGGTGTACGAGCAGTCGGTCGCGAAGGGCATGACGAAGGACATGGCTCACCTCGAGGCGGCCTTCGCTGCCAGGGACAGCATGGACTTCTCGATGATGGGATCGATGCCGACCGTGCGCCTGTTCGCGCAGATCGTGCCGTTCCTGAACGCGCGCATGCAGGGCCTGTACAAGGTCGGCCGCGAGGGCGTGGCGCCGACGGCGCGCGTGCTAATGGGCAAGGGCACGGCCGAGGATCGCGCGAAGGCCCTGCGCTTCAGCGCCGTGCTGGGTGCGGTGACCCTGGCGTCGGTCAGCTTGCTGCTGCAGTACCGCGACGATGACGACTGGAAGCAGCGCGAAGAGTGGGATCGCGACAACTTCTGGTGGTTCAAGGTCGACAACATCGCCTACCGGATCCCGAAGCCGTTCGAGATCGGCGCGATGGCGAGCGTGGCCGAGCGCGGCCTCGAGGCCATGATGGACGGCATGGACGAGCCGGCCCGCCAGCGGTTCGCTGCGCGCCTCCAGGCGCTGCTGCTGGACAACCTGTCGATGAACCCCACGCCGCAGATCATTCGGCCAGCCTACGAGCTGTACGCGAACCGCAGCATGTTCACCGGCCGGCCGATCGAGACCCCGGGGATGGAGCGCCTGCTCAAGGCCGGGCGCGTCGGGCAGCAGACGAGCGCGGTGGCGCAGGAGCTGGGCAAGGTCACGGGCCCGGTGCTGAACCTGTCGCCGGTCCAGATCGATCACCTGGTGCAGGGCTACCTGGGCTGGCTGGGAGCGCACCTGGTGACGACCGCCGACCTGGCGCTGCGCCCGGCGCTGGGCTACCCGGAGCGGCCGGCGTTCCGGCTCGACGAGTACCTGAGCGCCGTCGGCATGCGCGGCTTCGCGCAGACGCTGCCGCAGGATCAGTCGCGCTGGGTCACCAGCTTCTACGAGCAGGCTGAGAAGATCCAGCAGGCGAACAACATGATGAAGCTGTACTACGAGCGCGGCGAGATCGAGCGAGGCAACGCCGTGCTGGAGCAGTACAAGGACGAGCTGCCGCTCGCGAAGATGTACACGAAGCAGCAGGACAACATTGCCACACTCAACAAGGCGATCAGACAGATCCAGGTCAGCGGCATCAGTCCCGACGAGAAGCGAGCTCAGATCGACGAGCTCACCCGACAGAAGAACCTGATCGCATCGAGCGTCGAGCAGGCTCGACTGCAATACATTCGCTCACTGCCATAACAAGGGGAAGGAAAATGCAGAACACCGACGAGCGTCGAACCTCGTGGCACCAGGCCACGGTGTCATGGGGCCAGCTCATAGTGGCCTTGCTGCTGGGGTTCGTCACCACAATCGGATCGGTCTTCATCGACCGACTCAGTGTCGATCGCCGGCTGACGGTGGTCGAGGAGCGGCAGCAGTTCGTGCTGAAGTCGATCAGCGAGATGCAGTCGCAGACGACGAGCTTCCGTGCCGAGATCGGAGCGAAGCTGGAGAACCTGCAGCGCGGCATCAACGAGGTGATCCTCGCCCTCACGCGGCACGAGGCGAATCAAGGCCGCATCTCACAGAACAACAATGGCAAGAAGATCGACTAACTGAGGAGGCTCCATGAATCGCGCCGAGCTGGAGGCGCTGCTCAGCAACATCAACGTGCAGGCGTTCCTGCGCGTTATTCGGGAAGGCGAGTCCGACCAGTCGGATCGAGCCTTCTTCATGCGGTACACGATGCACGGCCCGGCGTTCATCGACTCCCTGCTGGGAGGCCACCCCCGGATCCTCGAGCCGACCCCGACGGGGCAGAAGTCATCGGCTTCGGGGGCCTGGCAATTCACCATGACCACCTGGGATTACATCGGGAAGAAGTTCGGTCTGGACGACGACTTCAGCCGCGAGTCCCAGGCGCTGCACGCAGTGGCCTTGCTGGTCGACTGCGGTGCGATCTCGCCGATCCTGACCGGCGATCTTCACGCGGCGGTCTCCGCTGCGCGCCGGCACTGGGCTTCGCTGCCAGGCAGCCCGCTGCAGGATGGCGGCAGCAAGATCGGGTGGGCGCGCGTGCAGAGTGTGTGGGACCAGTGGTCGAGGGGAGCTGCACCGATTCGTGATTCCGTGCCGGAGATCCCGGCTCAACCAGTCAAAGAGGAGGGGAACATGGCGCTGCCAGTGCCGTTGATCATCGCACTCGGGGAGTCGCTCTTGCGCTTCCTGCCGGCCTTCGGGTCTGGCAGCAAGGTCAGCAATCGCAACATCGAGATGACCCAGGAGCTGGGCAAGACTCTCATCGAGAAGGCGAAGGAGGTGGTGCCAGAGGCGCCGAACGAGCAGGGCGCCGTGCAGGCGATCCTCGACGATCCGCTCCTGCAGAAGCGGTTCACCGCCGAGTGCGCGGTCAAGTGGGACGACATCGCTCCCTTCGTCGAGGCGGAAGAGAAGTCCCGCAAGGAAGCGCGCAACTTCATGCTCGAGATGACGAGCGACGGGCCGATGTGGCGTGCCGTAGGGTATGGTGTGCTGGTCGGCGTCACCGCCATGATCATCATCGTCGGCGGCGGCTGGATGCTGTGGGAAGCAACGATCTCCTCGTGGGCGTCAGACGCCATGCGGCAGGAGAACCAGGCCTTCCTGCGCAACGTGATCCTGATCGTCGTGGGCTTCATCTTCGGTAGCAGCTACAGCTCGCACCGGAAAGACTCCGCGAAGCAGCGGGAGGAGGGCGGCGCATGAACTGGCTGGTCTGGCTGTCTGGGGCGCTAATGCTGGCCCTTGTCGCTGTGCTGTGGCTGATGCGCGTAAAGCCCGGTGATGCGCCCCAGGTAGAGCACCCTCACCGAGATCGCGAGCGACGCCTGGGAGGCGCGTACACAAGCCGGGACGAGCTTTGCAAGGCGATCGGTCTCGACTACCCCAGGGCCGTGCTGCTTGACGGCGGGGCGATCCACAGCGGGCTCACGCCGCCGGTGGTCTACTACTCGAGCCCGAAGGGTGGCGTGATGATGGGCGGGCCTATGCAGCCGACCGCGCGCGGGGCTCCTTGCTCCGGCTGCGGGAAGCCGCCTTCGCGGCCCGCGCCGCACGCACCTCCAGCTCAACCACCCGGCGCTCCAGAAACTGGGAGCGGGCCCGCAGCAGGTAGTTCTCTTTACGCTCGGCCGCCAGCAGGCAGTTTTGCTCCAGCATCAGCTCAATCAGGAACTCCCGCAGCAGCGCGTTCAGATCAAGGCGTTGCTGTGCCCCAGAAGGTCGATCGAGCGTGATCCAGCTCGGCTGGTGCCGCCTCGTGGAGCCTCTCTCCGGTGTCCTTGCGGCACCACCATCCATGATCCCTCCCCCCGATGCGTAGCTGCATCTCGACGCCGTCCACCACTTCCTCCCTCGCGAAGTAGCTGTCTCGCCGGGCGGCGTCGAAGTTAATCGTGAACGTCATAGCCCTTTGCGCTGCCGCAGCCTGGCGTAGTTTTGTTCTGCGATGTAGAACGCATCGGCGACCACGTCATCCATCGTCGATCTCGAGGTGGCTGTCGTCATCGCTTGCGCGCGCGCATCCATCCCCAGGCTCAGGCACCGCTCGAACAGGCGGTCCATCTCATCGAACACGGGCGCGGCCTCCTTCGGCAGCAGCTCGTACTGATCCCTGAACCACTGCATCTGCCCAGCGACCTCAGCGCGGAACGTCTGCATCGAGGCGCGCTCGTTCTGCATCGACACGCGCTCGGCCTGAATCAGCGCGCGCTCGGCATCTGCCGCGTCGCACGCCGCCGTCCATCTCGCCGTCGAGGCGCGCGTGTCCTGAATCGCCTGCGCGTAGAGCCGCTCCAGCGGCGTGGGATTCGCCCCGAGGGCGGTGGTCAGATCAGCATCCATTCATTTCTCCTCTGTCAGATAACGAACTCTGGGTCGGTGTAAAACGGTTCTGCCCCCTTCGGCAGCTCCTCATTCGTGTTGATCACCCGCTCAACGTCGAGCAGGTTGTCCCACGTCGGCGCGCGCACGGCGCGCACATAGATGTACTCCTCGAACTCCCACGTTCCGTTCTCGAACGCGAGCTGGCGCGCGCGGTTGCGGGTCGGCGCGAAGACGAGGAGATGGGCCTCGCCATCGAGCGCGGTGTCCATCGCGTGCCACGCCTTCATAGGATGTGCAGCAGCCAGGCCGTCACGAAGACGACGGCGATGAGCGCCGTCGGCAGGGCGACGACCCAGAACCAGTCGTACTTCCAGACCGGCTTCATCCCGTCACCGCAAGGATGATCAGGCGGAAGAACACCGGCAGCATGAGGCACAGGCCGAAGATCCTGATCGCTACCTCGTACCTCGACTCGAACGGCATCGATGCAATCAGCGAGCCGACGATGGCGAGGAACCACGATGCTGCCCATCCTTCGATCACTTCTTCTCTCCCCACTTCAGCTCGGGCGTAGGGATCCGCTTCGTCTTCTTTGCGGAGTGCGCCTTCTTCGCGCCGTTCTTCTTGTGCTTCGGCAGCAGCACGGTCTTTCGTTCGGTCATGTGCTCATCCTAGCGGGATGGAAGCGCTGCGCGCGCACGGGATTCGGCTCGGTCAGGCCGAGCAGATAGGCGCGCGACCACACGGCACTCCTGGTGCGACCCAGCAGCGCAGCGGTGGCCTCGCATCCGATGGCACGGTAGTACTCGCGGAGGAGCCGAAGCTCCTCCGCTGACCACCGGCGTAGCTTGATGCCGGTGATGCCTGGCACGTTAGACCTCCGGGTCAACCGGGTCGGGTTGCAGCGGCAGCTCAGCCTGCGGCGTGTCGCCCTCCTCGATGATCGTCACCTTCGGCAGAAGACGAACGAGATCGCCCTGCTCCGCGTAACGGGAAGATCCGCCGAGGTGCATCACGGCCGTACGCAGCGCCCCGGCGGGGCTCTTCGCATTGACCAGTTGCTCGATGACGTCGGTGCCGTTCGGCGAGAACCGAACGAGGTAGATGCGCTTCGCTGCTGCCATTACTGCTTCTCCTGTGGTTGCTGCTGGTTGACTGCGGGAACTGCGACTGTGTCTGGGATCTGTGCCGGGTCAAGCGTCGGCGACGGCGCGTTCTCTAAGGCCGGCGGATCGACCGGGCGCTCAGCGTCGGGGTGCTCCGCGTGCAACTCCCCCACGGCGCCTCCCGACATCTGCGTGAAGCCCATCGCCTGGTTGTCAGAGTCGACGAGCTTGTCGACCTCGGCCGTGTGCGGCAGCTGCTTGTAGATGCGCTTGATCACGCTCTTCACTGCCATCTCACCAGGCCAGGTCGACCAGGGCCCCTTCTCCGCGCTCTTGCTGGCGTTCTTCACGCTGTCGAGATCGTGCCTGCCCATCACCTCGAGCTTCGGCAGCGAGCTGCCCTTCAGCCGCACCACGCAGTACGCGGCGATGATCTGGCCGCGCTCGCCCTCGCCGAGGTAAGGCTCATGTTCGAGCTTGACGTCGAGCCCGCGCGAGAACAGGAAGCGGTCCTTCTCGTAGACCGGAGCGGCGTCCAGGTACTCGAGGAGCGAGGTCTCCCACAGCTTCTTGATGAGCCCGCCCGACATCGGCAGGTACTGCACTGCCGGCACCCACACGTCGCCACCAGGCCGCTTCTGCTTCGTGCTGTAGATGTTGAACACAGCCTCGCGACCATCGGGCATCAGCCCGTCATGCGCTGCCTTCATGCACGCCAGGAGCAGCGATCGGCGATCGGCATCGAGCAGGGCTGGCGTCTGCTGCACGGCCGTCAGGACGACGCGGATGAACGTGTCGACCAGCTTGTCGCTGCCCAGCAAGACCTTCAGATCGGTGCGCATCTGCGGCCCGCTGAAGTAGTTGCGGAACTTCTCGTACGGCGTGATCTCGCGCGCCGGCGCAGCGGCGACGGCGGTGGTCATGCCCAGCTTCTCCTTCAATTTCTCGGTGCTCATTCTTTCCCTTTCAGCAGGAAGCGCCTGAACTCGATCGTCTTCGTGCAGGCCTTGTACACATCCGGGTAGTTCGTCTTGACCAGGTCGTTGTCGAGGCGCTTCTGCGCCGACCCCTTCCAGGTCGCCAGCTCGTTGCCCTCGAGGTCGACGAGCGAATTGCTGGCGCCCATCGCGCGCTTGATCAGGAACTCCATCCCTTCCTGGGCGGCGGTGAGCAGCTTCAGCTCAGCGTTAATCGTGCGCAGCGAGCGGACGTGGGCGAGCGAGTCTGGAGTGCCGACCGTGATCGAGCCGTTGTCCTTCGGGAAGATGCGCGTGACATCGTCCGCGTTCTTCGGCTCCGGGATCCGCGGCGTCCCATCTCGAGTCGGCCGGATGTACAGCTCCCAGAACTGGATCGCCTTGTCGCGCATCATGGAGATCAGCGCCTCGTCGCGCTCGACCCGGTAGAGCACCAGGTTGTCCGCCCCGAAGAGGGCGGCAACGATCGTGCGCCGGCGGCCGGTCACGCCCAGGCCCCACTGCGCCTGCGCCAGGTACTCGAGCGGCATCTCGTCGCTGCCGTAGTTGCCCCAGGATCCAGACATGAACGGGTGGACGGTCTTGATCTCGCCGTTCTCGTTCTCCACTGCGAGCCAGTCTTCGATCTCGCCCTCGGCGTTCTCGACGCGCAGCGTGCCGCGCCACTCGAAGTCGACCTCGGCGGCGAAGTACGGGATCTCCGGATCAACGTAGCGGTTCGGTTGAGCGTCGGTCGAGCGAGCTGTGATCTCGATATGGGGTTGCTCGTCGCCGATCATCTCGAGAACCACTGGCTCGAGCCGCTTGCCTCGCTTCCAGCGCTTCTCCACCTCTGGCTTCACGATCTGAAGCTGACCTTCGGGCCAGCCGACCATGTCGTAGTACAGCTGTACGGGCGTCTTCCACTTGCTGATGCCCAGGATCGCGGAGATCGCCGACCCCCCGATGAACTGCTTGCGGTCATACTGCTCTGCGGGGATCAGGTTCATTGCCCCCTCCTCAAAAGCATTTCGTCTGCCATGTCGTATGCGATCTTTGCGTTGAGCTGGCCGACCGTCATCCCCAGCTCGTGCGCGACCTCAAACTGACCGGCGCGAAATTCGTCATCCCAGCCTTGCGCCATCAGCGACTGGATCACCCGCGACGCAAAGAAGTCACGCAAGGACATGCCAGGCTCTCCCGCTAAGTTGTCTCGCGGAAACGCCGGGCCGCCATCTTTTCTGCTGGCGCTCATTGCGTCCACCCTGCGAACAGCGTCAGGCCGATGGCGATCGCCAGCAGCAGGACGACCCAGTCGCCGACGTCACGCCGGCCCCTGAAGTAGTCGAAGGGCAGACCACTCTCACGCGGCGCGTGGATATGGCTCTGTCGGATGCCATGCAGCGACCCGATACGGAAGTACCGCTCTCTCATGTGATCTCCTGGAATGGAAAAAAGTGGGGCGGGCTGCTGATGGCCCGCCCCGGGAACGACGTCACCCCGTATGCCGTAGGACGACGACGATCTCCCGCACCGCTGAACTTCTGGGGAAGGGTGGCGCGAGAAGATTCTGAATGTGGGAAAGTATCACGGTTGCCTCCTGATCGAAGCATCGTACCCCGTTTGTGGGGCTGGCTCAAGCGACAGTTGCTAGCGCGAATATGGGTCTGCTAATCTGCCGGCCTCAAACCAGGGGGCAACATGAATCTGCTGCAGGCAATCCGCCGTGATCTGAAGGACGCAAACACGGCCCGGCTCAGGGCGATCTCGAAGAGGACTGGCGTGCCCATGAACACCGTCTGGCGCATCGTCAGTGGCACCTCACCGAACCCGCGGTACAACAGCGTCTACCGACTGTCGAAGTACCGACGAGACTGGAAAACCCACTAAGCCACTCGGGAATGTCGAGTGGCCGCCCGCAAGGGGCCGCCGGCCCCTGACCCCTACCCGATCTTCACGGCGCTCTTGAGGCAACTCGGAGCGCCAGCTCCCGTTCGGGAGCATCCTGTCTGTTTCGACCGCAAGTTCCGCCTGGACTACGCCTGGCCCGATCACGGGCGTCTGGCCGTCGAGGTGGAGGGCGGCCTCTGGTCGAAGGACAGAACCCGCTTCGCTCACTCCACCCCGACAGCCATCCAGCGCGACATGGAAAAGAACAACCTGTGCGTGCTGAACGGCTGGCGGGTTCTGCGCTTCACACCCGAGCAGCTCCCAGGAGGGGTGCCGCTCATCGTTCAATTGCTGACTGGGGAAGGAAACAAGAATGCAACGCGAGAAGCTCCACCCGGGGAAGTGGTTCCCGTTCTACTCATCTGACTTCATCGGTGCCACGGTCGGCCTCTCTCACCAGGAGGTGACCACCTACGCCTGGATGCTGATCCTGTACTACGAGCTGGGCCCCTTCCCGGCCGACCAGGTGCGCTGCTATCGCATCGCTCGATGCGAGTCCGACGAGCAGAAGCGCACCGTCGACTTCCTGCTGGATCGCTTCTTCATCCTGGTCGATGGCGAGTGGTATCAGAAGCGCGCCGAGTCCGAGAAGGTCAAGATGGCCCAGGTCAGCCAGAAGGCCAGGGACAAGGCGAACAAGCGGTGGCACCACGATGCTGCGCCGCATGATGCTGCAGCATTGCCGCAGCATAGCCCGGGCAATGCACGGGCAATGCCAGCCACAGCCACAGCCACAACCACAGCTACAGATAAGGCCTTAAAGACTGATCCGCCTTCGGCGGATAGTCAGATCGCTATCGCGATCCGACCGGCAGAGGTGTCCGAGCGGATCAAGTCCGATGCCCCCCAGCCGCCGCCTTGCCCGTACGGCGAGCTGGTCGAGCTGTACCACCAGAACGTGCCGACCGGAGCCCGGGTGGCTTCCCTGAACGACAGCCGCAAGGGCCACATCAACGCCAGATGGCGGCAGGTCTGGGCGGATGAGCGGTTCGATCGGGCGGGCGGGCTCGACTTCTTCCGTGAGTTCTTCGCGAGAGTCGGGGAGTCGAAGTTCCTCACCGGGCAGGTCAAGGGACGGGACGGCGCGAAGCCGTTCCAGGTCAGCCTGCCGTGGCTGATGAACCCTGAGAATTTCTTGAAGGTAATCGAAGGGAGGTACAACTCGTGAGTGGCAAGCTGAAGCAGTTCCTCAAGAAACCCCCGGCGGAAGACGCGCCGTCAACCAAGTCGATCATCGACTGCACCGTCAACGGCTGCCCGCTTCCTGGCGTGCACGGCGTCGGCCCTGGCCGCAGTATCTGCTGCGTGCACGATGGCGAAGACCCATCGCGCTGGCCCGAACAGACCGGCCGCATCAAGAACCGGCTGCGCCTGTTCCATGCCGTGCTCGACATGACGAACGCCCCACCGAACATGTCGGTGCCGCCGGCGCTGGTCGACCGCTTCGTGGACGCAGGCCTTCCAGAGCCGCTGCCGCAGCGTGATCTGCATGGCATCAAAGGTCGGCAAGTACCCACCGCCCGCAGCTATGGTGCGCAACTGAAGCGCGAGCTGATCGTCGCTTGCCGTGGGCCGCGGGAGGCCCCAGCGAACGATCGTCAGGCGCGCGATGCCGGCCATGACGGCTGGCTCACTGGTCTCGTGAAGTCGTTGACTCACTCGGAGAGGAAAGGAGGTGATCGTTATGGCGAAGTCGAAAGCACCGCCCGCGAAGGGTAAGCCGGCGCCGTTCAAGCCGGGCAAGAAGGGCTGCTAGTGGAGGCTGGCCGCGCGAGTCGCCCGGAGGGATTCGCGCGGCCCTTAACGGGAGGCGAGATGAGGCAGGGCAGGATGGAAGCGATGCTGCTGCGCTGGTCAGAGACCAGCTCAGGCGGCGCGACGATCACGTTGCAGCTGGCGGACGTCGATGACCTCGAGCAGTTCAAGCTGATGACCCTGGCGAAGGGCAAGATGGCCGGCCAGATCCTGGACATCGCCTGGTCCGAGGTGGGCCTGGACGAGCGCGATCCGACCGAGGCGATCGCGGAGGCGCTGGCCGAGCGCGGGGTGAAGACCCGCCCGCTCTGCCTGCTGGCGGTGCAGTGGTGCCGGCTGCCGAAGTTCCAGGAGTGGCTGAGCACCGCCTACCCGATGATGTGGGAGGCGATGCGCGACGATGGCGACGCCGAGACCGTCGCGAAGATGCAGGTGCTTGAGCTGTGCGACATCTCCTCTCGCACCGAGCTGGACACGAACGCGGATGCTGCGAAGCGGTTCCACGAGAAGATCCGGGCGCCGTTCAAGTTCGTGTGCGAGGCCATCGGAGAGGAGCATGGCGACCGCTGAGGTCAAGCGGTACTGGTCGCGCGTGGCCGAGCTGGGCTGTGTCTGCTGCGGGCGGCCGGCCGAGCTGGCGCACGCCCACGGCGGCAGCCTGCTCGACCTCGGCTACTACCGGGCGAAGGGCAGGAAGCCGTCCGACTGGCTGGTGCTGCCGATCTGCCCGGAGCATCACCGGGACGTCTACCGGGGCGGCCTCGATCGCGACGTGCGCATGTGGGAGGATCGCTGGGGTGACCAGGTGGTCTACCTGCGCTGGCTGCGCACGAAGCTGGGCGTCGACGTCTTCGCGAAGGCCGGCATCGAGGCGTGACCATGCGAGAGAAGGTCGGCACGGCGCTGAACAGCGGCAACCTGATGGCCTCGGAGATCGCCGAGCGCCCGATCGACCGGGTGGCCGCCCTCGGCATGGCGCACTGGCTGGGCCGGGAGCTGTGGCACCTGAAGTACGCGGACCAGGTGACCGGCCCGCGGAAGCGCCTGGTGGTGGGCTACATCGCCCGCCGGCTGGCCCGGCCGAAGCCGCCGTCCGACGTCCTGCACCGGGTCGCCTTCCTGGCGCTGGAGGCCTGGCTGTACGACCGCTGCCCGGTCTGCGGTGGCCGTCGCTTCGTGGGCGGCGATCGCCAGAACCCGAACGAGCCCAGCACCGTGCGGCCGTGCCCGAGGTGCGAGGCAACCGGCCGGCTGGTGCTGCGGGATCACGATGTCGCCCGGGTGCTGCGGGTGCCAGTCAACCAGGTGGCCCGGTGGGAGCAGAAGATGCGCCAGGCTCAGGACATCCTGGCCTGGGCTGATGTGCGCGCAAGCGACGTGGTGCGGCGTCACCTTCGCCGCTATTGACTGGCAGAATTGTCATCGGTAAATTCACAGTACCGTTCGCGGCCGCGAATAAAACCGACAAGGCCGGCTCGAGAGTCCGATGCAACTTCGGACAGCACGGGGAAGATGTCCCCAGAATTTCTGAGACCCGGCACCCGCCGGGTTTTTCATTTCGGAGGCGCGATGTGGGTCGGTGAGATCAAACCAGGGCGCAGCGACATCCAGTCCGCTGAGCTCGAGGGCGTTGTGATTCGTTGCGGCTGCTCGCCGGCGGATCGCGAGCGCGCGCTGTGGCATGGCAGGTTCAACCAGCCGTGTCCGACTCCGAAGCTGCATGAACACCTCGGTGTCATCGCCACCTACCATCGCAATCCGATCGTGCACTTCTGGCGGCAGCTCAGGCTGCGATTGAGGAGATAGCTATGGCATTCGGAGTCGCAACCGTTCTGACGAACAAAGGCAAGGCCGTCACCGCGAAGCGGTTGATCGGAGCCACCCCCTCACAGACCGAGCCGAAATACCTCGCTCTCGGTGTCGGCGCCACCGGCGCAGCACGCACTGCCGTCGCTGCTGACACGGTGCTCTCGAGCGAACTCTCGGAGGGCCGTGCAACGTGCACCACCTCGACGGTGACCACCGCCCAGACCGACGACACGTTCCAGGCGGTCGGCACGGTGACCGCATCGGGCAACCGCTCTGTCGACGAAGGCGGGCTGTTCGACGCGAACACGGTCGGCAACATGTACCTGAGCGCGACCTTCAACGTGGTCAGCCTCGCGAACGGCGACTCGCTGCAGATCACGGCGAAAGTCCAGTACACCTAGCCGTGAATGGCGACCCTCTATCTCGACCTGGCCGGAGGGGATGATGCAAACGACGGGCAGTCGTATGCGAATCGCGTAAAGACAAGCGCCAGCGGAATCACGGCGGCCCGCCACACGGCGGGCGACACGATCCGGGTGATGCGAAGCGCTCACCCGAGTCTGCTCGACAGTGCAGCGAGCGTGACGAACAAGAACCGCACCGTCACTCTGTCGAGCGCGGTCACGAGCAACATCTGCTTGTGCGCGTCGAGCTGGACGGCGTCCACCGATGTCACCTGCTCGACGACCGGCACCGACGTGCGCCAGGGCACCGCCGCAGTCACGGTGGCGGTGGGGTCGCCCTTCACCACGGGCAAGGCGGCGTACTGGGATCTCGGTGCGTCGACCGACTTCTCCGGGTTTCAGCAGGTCAGCTTCTGGGTCAAGGCGAGCGCGGCGCTGACGTCGGGGCGCGCCGAGCTTCGGCTGTGCAGTGACGCAACGGGCGACACCTCGATCGTCGCCGTGCCGATCCCGGTGCTGGGGACGACGTCCTACTTCGTTCCGATCACCTGGGACCGTGGCTCAGCGTTGCCGAACAACGTGCGCTCGATCTCGCTCTACTTCAACTCTGATCCGGGCATCATCACCGTCTACCTCGACAACATCCTGGCATGCAAAGCGCCGAGCTCAGCCGACTCGCTCACGCTGACCAGCCTGATTGCTCCGGTTCACGCTCTGCACTGGGTGGCAAGCACGAGCTACTCGCAGAACGACATCCGGCGTCCGACCCCGGTGGGGCGCACCGGGTGGCGCTACAAGGTCACGACGGTAGGGGGCGGGACGAGCGGAAGCAGCGAGCCGACCTGGCCGAAGCTCATCGGTGAGACCGTTCAGGACAACAACCTGACCTGGGAGTGCATCGGCTCCGAGGACATCTGGCAGCCGATCCTCAACATCAACGACACGGCGGTGATGATCGCCGAAACGAACTACCCGTCGACGTCGGGGAGCTTTCGTTACGGGTGGTACGGGCCGACCGAGACCGTGGCGATGTACAAGCGCGAGCCGATCAGCCTGCTGCAGACGACGGCAGCATTCGTGCAAAACGAAGACGCCACCGAGGCTGCGTGGACGACGTGGCAGGGCGGATACGACACCACGGCCATGTCGACCCAGGATGGTGAGACCTGGATCCGCCTGAACTACCTGTGCGAAGGCATCCGCATCAGCCGGCCGTTCCACTCGTACAAGAATCTCAACTTCGTGTCACCGACACGAGGTCTCAGTCACGCCTACGGCTACAAGACTGAGTTCACGAACATCACGGTGGTGGACGCCTACACCGCAGCGATCGGCACCGCGAACAACACCGAGGTCAAGCACGCAAAGATCACTGGCTGCGTTCTCGACTGTGAGTCTGGATCTGAGCTGGGCAGCGGGATGCAGTGGGAGTTCGAGCGCTGCAGCTTTATCCGCGGCACGTTTGCGCTGGGCGGGTACAGCAACGGCGTCGCTCGAGCGTTCCTGAACAACTGCTTCTGGTGGTCGAACTACAACCAGTACCTGCTGGACATCATGGCGCCGGCCGAGGCCTACGTTTACCGCGCGCACGGCCTGAACCTGCAGGGCTCGTACTGCACGAGCACGGCGAACGCCGGCAAGATCGTGTTCAACGATTGCGTGTGGCCGTCCGAGCTGACCGCCTATGCGGGCGGGTATCACTGGCCGAACTACGCCTACCACCACAACTACAACGGCACCGAAGGAGACCATCGGTTCTACTGGGCATCCGGCGCCGGCTTCGTGGCGTCAGCAACGGACCAGCGGCACACGGCGAGCGGGATCGCCTGGAAGTTCACTGGCAGGTATGCGACGACCTACCCGATGCGCTTCCTGCTGGGGAAGGTGCTCGTCGAGGCGGGCAACTCGTACACGATCCGCCTCTGGTCTCGGCGCTCCTCGACGGATGTCGTCGGGCGGTTCTTCATTCCAGGCTTCCAGCTCATGGGCATCGATGCCGAACAGTCGGCGGCGCTCGAGCCATCGATAAACACATGGGCGCAGTGCGATGCGCTGACGATCGAGCCCGACCAGACTGGCGTCATCGAGCTGTACATCGAGGCGCGGGTGCTCACCGGCACCTACCTGTACCTGTGGGTTGACGACCTGACGGTGTCCTGATGACGACCTACTACGTCGATCCGCTGAACGGAGTTGATGGTGAGTGGGACTTCGGCCCGAACCCGAGGAAGCTCACCTTCAATGACGGCGCGGCCATCTCATCGGCGCAGTCGATGTTCGGTGGAGGTTCGCTTTCACCTGGCAGCAACTACTACGGCTACTGCTACTGCGCTGATAGCGACGACTTCCACTTCGGCTCTGGCACCTTCACGGTCGAGGCGTGGGTCCGATTCACGGGCACCACGGGCAACCAGTGCATCATCGCCCAGAAGTACTGGACGTCGCACGGCTGGGGGCTGTACTGGACGGGGACGCAGATTTCCTTCGGCTGGTCGACCGACGGCAGCAACTGGACTACCTGCGCTGCGAACTGGAGCCCGGCCACAGGCACCTGGTATCACATCGCCGTTGATCGCGACTCCTCGAACAACATCCGCGTGTACATCGATGGCGCCGTGCAGGCAGGGCCGACGGCGGCAGCGGTCACCTTCAACAATTCGACGATGCCCCTCTACATGGGGGGCGACGGCAACGGGAACATCCGGGTCAACGGATACATCGACGACGTCCGAGTGACGAAGGGCGTGTGCCGCTACGGTGGTGCCTTCACCAGGCCGACCGCCGCCTTTCCTGACAACGTCAGCGGCGACTCGAACTACAACTCGGTGGTTCTGCTCTGCCACTTCGATGCCATGCTGCACGATGGCACCACGATGGCGAAGGCGTGGAAGACGCTGGACCCGCCCGACCTCAGCAAGGTGACGACCGGGGACACGATCCGCGTCATGCAGTCGCCCGACCCGACCCTGGTCGACAGCAGCGCCAGCTGGACGAAGGGTTCGCGCTCGGTCACCTTGAGCGGTGCGGTCACGCTGAACATCGATCGGTGCGAGACAGCGTGGACGCCCAGCACGAACGTGAGCTGCGCAACGGATACCTCGACGCACAAGGAGGGGAGTGCGTGCATCCAGATCGATCCGGCGAGCGCGTTCACGACCGGGAAGATTGCCTACAAGGCCACGGGCACGCTTGACCTGTCCGGTTACCAGCAGGTCAGCTTCTGGATTCGCTGCTACTGGGCGACGATCCCGGCGTCGACGCTCACGCTCAACCTCTGCACCGATACGGCGGGAGCGACCAGCGTCCACGCGATCCCCATCCCGGCGATCCCGGTGACCGATAGGTGGCAGGTAGTCACCTTCGACTTCGCGACGAACCTGAACTCGGCGATCCAGTCGGTGGCGCTCTATGCCATCGCTGATCCCGCTGCTCCGCGGATCCATATCGACAACATCATCGCCTGCAAGGCGAAGAGCAGCGCCGACTCCCTGACGCTGGACTCGCTCATCGGCAAGGACTTGAACCTGACGTGGGTGGCGAGCACCAGCTACGCGCAGAACGCGATCCGGCGCCCGACGAAAGCGAACAGCACCGGGTTCCTCTACAAGGTGACGACCGTCGGCGGCGGCACCAGCGGCAGCAGTGAGCCGACGTGGCCGAAAGACTTCGGGGCGACGGTCAGCGACAACGGCATGACCTGGGAGTGTGTCGACATCGAGGAAACGTGGCTCGCGATCAAGTGCATCAACGGCACCGCGATCACGATCGACTCGTACCACAGCAACTACCAGAGCTACGGCCGGGGATATTCCGGAGCGACGGCGACCGCCCCGCTCTACAAGCGCCAGCCCTTCGTCACTCGCCTGGTGGCCGACTCGAACGGCTGGGGTGTCTCGAAGATGAACGGGTCGGACGCCTCTCCTGTGAATGTCATCGGAGGCTATGACTCCACGAACATGTCGACCCTGGTCGGGGAGACCTGGATCTCCGGCAGCGGGTACGGCTACGGCCTGAAGTGCGGCACCGATAGCGGGCAGTACAACGGCAACATCGTGTGGAAGAACCTGCACTTCTTCCGCTTCCACTACGGCGCCATCTTCTCCACGTTCCAGAGCGGCCCGAGATACACGCGCATCGAGAACTGCTCGTTCAACAACTCCTACTACGGTGCCGTGAACACCGATTGCGTCCTGAAGGCGAACAGGATTGCGGTCTGCCACAACTTCCGCAGCCTCTACCACTCGTATGAGGTGAACCTCCGGTTCGCGCGGATCGATAGCGCGATGGACTACGGCATCATCCGCCAGGTCGGCACGTTCTACAACGCGCACCAGGTTCAGCTCACGTTCTTCGCCGCGAAGCAGAACAACTGCTTCTCGGACACCTCTGGGCTCATCAATGCGCGCTTCATGTGGGGCGACCTGGAGTCGAACCAGTCTGGCGAAAACGGTTACGGCCTGCAGGCGAACATCTATCACTCGAACTGCCTCATCGATGTGACCGACTACTACACTGGCGGCGGGTACCTCACGAACCCAGGCCTCTATGGTCGGGCCATCTTCCACAACCACCAGCGTGTCGCTGGGGCCCACTTCCAGCTGGTCGGCACTTACAACGAGATCGAAGCGGTGACGGACGTGCGCCACACAGCCTCTGGGTTTGCGTGGAGGTTCTACGGCACCGCTTCAGATTTCGAGCACGCCACGACGCAGGTGATCGCGCGCGTGCTGTGCGAGGCGAACACCCAGAAGACGCTCTCCGCATGGATCAGGCGCAACAACACGGGATACACGGGCGGCGCGCAGGGCCGGCTCTTCATTCGTGGCGGGCAGCTCAAAGGCGTTCCCGAGGATCTTTCAACCACCACGAATCCGACGGTCGACACCTGGACGCAGTACCAGATCCAGTGGACACCCACCGAATCCGGCGTGATGGAGATCGAGTTTCAAGTCTGGTACGGCAATGACAATCCGAGAACGTATTACTACGTTGACGACCTGACGGTGAGCTGAGATGTCCCTGACCCCGGTCACCTCGCTCGACTGGGGTTGCTGGGGCGAGCCCTACTGCAACCTCGGGACGAACACCTACACGCTCGACTGGGGCTGCTGGGGGCAGCCGTACACCACCGAGGCGATCGTCGGTGCGTACACCGCAACCTGGACGACCTCGTCAGCGTCGACGACGTTCTGGATCAAGGGCTACTCGTATGTCCTAACGGCGACGGTCACGGCGGTCGCCACGCGCAATCTCCTCGCGTCTGCCATCCGGGTGGCGTCTGGAACGGCGACCGCCACCCTGAGCAAGCGGGCCCAGCTCGTAAGGCAGGCGACGGCGTCGGCGGCCAGCGCAACGTGGTCGACCGCGCGCTCGCTCGTGCGGGCGCTGGCGACAGCGACGGCGGGATCCACGGCAACGCTCCAGCGGGCGACCGCGCTGATCCGCTCGGCGACCAGCACCGCCACCCTGCCGGCCTTGCTGAAGGCCGCACGCCGCACGATCACGGCGACGGCCGTCACGTCGACGGCGAGCTGGGGCAAGGCCAGGACGGTGGTGAAGACCATCACCGCCACGGCCGCGGCGTCGACCGCCACCGTCAAGCGGGCCGCGCAGCGCATCGTGAGCGCCACCGGCTCGGCGACGGTGCCGGCGCTGCTGAAGGCGGCGAACAGGAAGTGGACGACGGCGACGGCCTCGAGCACGGCGACCTGGTCAACGCTCAAGACCTTCCTGCGGACGCTCACAGCGACAGCGGCGACGAGCACGGCCACGTTCCGGCGGGCCGTGCAGCTGGTGCGCTCGGCCACCGGGGCGTCCGCGGCTTCGATCAAGCGGGATGTCGTCCTCCGGCTCGCCGCTGCCACCGCAGCGTCGACGGCGCTCTTCGTGAAGCTGGCGCATCGCATCCTGACGCTGGCGACGGCCTCGCATACGCAGACCTGGACGAGCCTGAAGGTGCTGCTGCGGGCGTGGTCGACGGCCACGGCCAGCTCGACGGCCACGGTCAAGCGGGCGGTTCAAGCCGTGCGGACGGCCTCGAGCGGCTCGACTGGGACGTTCCTTAAGGCGGCCACCAGGACGCTGGCTGCAGCGACCGCCGCCTCGAGCGCGCTGCTCGTGCGGCAGGCGCAGCTGGTGCGCACGGCAGCGCACGGCGCAGCGATCGCAACGTGGGCTGGAGCTCGGGCGTACCTGCGGACGCTGACGGCGACAGCCAGCTCGACGCTGGTCTGGGTCAAGGCCGCAGCGCTGGTGCGGGCGGCCAGCTCGAGCGCCACCGCCTCGGCCCAGAGGGCGGCGGGCAAGGCGCTCACGGTCACGTCGAGCGCCACGGTGAGCGTCCAGCGTGCGGTGGCGCTGATCCGTGCGGCCACGGCCTCGAGCGTGTCGACCTGGGAGCGGGTGGTCGGCGTTTTCTACCGGACGCTGACGGCGACGGCCTCGTCGAGTGCGTCCGCTGCGAAGCTGGTCTCGACGACGATCGTCGCCACAGCGTCGGCCTCGGCGAGCCTGGTGCGATCGGTGGTCAGTGCGCTGACGACGGCGGCCGCCTCGGTCGGCGCCTTCGTGAAGGCCGCCTCGACCACGATCGGGACGAGCGCCGGAGCGACGGCCACCTTCTCGGTCGGCCGGCTGTTCGTCAGGACGTGGGAAGCGGTCTCGACTGCGGTCGCCACCTGGGCCGGGCAGTTCACCGCTGCGCCCACGCCGTCGACCAGCGAGAAGATGCGCGGGATCGACTACGCGCATCACGGGGCGCCGTTCGTGATGCTCGGGGCCGACACCTTCACCCTCGACTACGCGCACCACGGCACGCCGTATCTCGCAGTCGGTGGGCCGCAGACGTTCATGCAGACGCTCACGGCCACGGCCACGTCGGTGGCGAGCTTCATCAAGGACGTGATGATCTCGATCGCCGCCGCCGGCAGCGCCGCGGCCGAGTTCGTCAAGCAAGCGCAGCTTGTCCTGGCGGCGCTCGGGACGACGGTCACCGAGTGGCGCCTGCCGGGCTACTTCTACCTCACCGTGAGCACGGTGTCGGAGGCGACGGCAACGTGGGCGCGCGCGGTGGCCGCCAGCCTGGCGGCGGTCGGCGAGTCGGTCGGCTCGTTCGTGAAGGCAGCCAGCATCACCCGGTTCATGACTGGCGCCCCGGCGGCTGCCCTGGTGCGGTTCGGTCGCTTCGTGCAGGTGACGGCGACGGCGGGCAGCGTGGCGACGCTGGTGCGGCAGGCACAGAAGATTGCGAGCACGGTCTCGAGCGCGATCGCCAGCTCGACCCAGCACGCGATCGTCACCCTGTACCTGGCGCTCAGCGCGACCGCTTCCTCGGTCGGCTCGATCGGCCGGGCGGTGAGCAAGGTCTGGCTGGCCGGCGGGATCACCTTCTCGAGCTTCGGCAAGGCGATCACCTGGCAGATGCTGGCGGCGGTGGCGGGCAGCGCCGGCGCATGGAACAAGCGGGCCCGGATTGCCCTGGCGCAGGCCACGGCCGGGGCTACGGCAAGCGTTCGGCGGGGGGCGGGTAGGGTAGTAGCCGCCAGCGCCTCGAACGCAGCCACGGCCTTAAAATCGGCGCGCCTGGTGCGGGCGGCGGCAGTCACCGATTTCGCACGGGCTGAGATTTCTCGCCAGGCGAGAAAAGTGGTCGCGGCTACCTCGGTGGCGACGGCGACCTGGCTGACCCAGGTCTACCGGCTGTACCGGGCCACGCTCAGCGCGGCGAGCGCCGGGGCGGCGAGCGTCACGAAGCAGGCGCAGCTGGTGCGTAGCGCACTCGGGGCTCACTCGGTGAGCCTGACGCGCCAGGTGCAGCTGGGCTGGGTGTACGCGAGCGCTGCGGTGGTGGTGCTGCGCAAGGCGGTGACCGTGACCTGGCAGCCGGCGATCGGCCGGCACCTTGCGCTATGGTTCACGCCGTTCGACGAGGTCGGCCGCCTGGTGGCCGATGCGCTGATCAGGGTGGTGATGATGGCGAACGTGCAGCTGGCCGGCGTGGTGCGGGCTGAGCTCGAGGTGGACGAGGCGATCGAAGGCGAGCCGGTCGAGTACCTGGCGCTGTTCGGCGTGGTCGGTTCGTTCACGCCGCTGGTCGGCGAGGTCTCGATCCGCCCGCTGACGGGCGATCCCGACGAAGGAAAGATTCGATGAGCACTGTGCGCACCCTCTACATCGGCAACACGAACGCACTCGAGCTGGCGGCCCTGCGCAACCAGGTCACGGGCGAGGTCGCGAATGCGGCCACGGTCACCTGCACGCTGAAGGACACGGCGGGCAATGCGGTGGCGGGCGAGACCTGGCCCCTGGCGATGGCGTATGTGCCAGGGTCGGAGGGCCTGTACCGCTGCTACCTGGTGAGCACGCTGCCACTCACGCCCGAGGCGCGCTACGTTGCCGAGGTCACGGCCACGGTGAGCGGCTCGCTGATCGGCAAGTGGCTGCTCGATGTCGTCGCGAAGACAAGGAAGTGAAGCCGATGCTCGACTGGTTCTATCGGACTCGGCATGCGATGTGCGCCACGCCTGGCACCTTCTGGGTGCGGGTGGCGGATCAGTTCATCGTCGACTGCCACTGCTGCACCTTCTGGCGCGGTATGCTGATCGGCGGATTGTCGGGGGCGCTCTGCGGTGTGATGATCGCCCTCATCGGTTAATGGTCGAGTAAGGGCGTGAGCGGTTGCCTCCGGTAACGCCCAGCGCACCTCGGTGCGGGAGCGACCTCCCCTTTCCCTGGGAGAAGCAATGGCGAAAGTCACAGTCGTACTGAGCGTCGCAACGCGGTCCTTCCCGGCCGGTACGCAAGCGGGCCCGATGCGGGTCACGCTGACGAACAGCGCCGGCGAGTCGGTGTTCCTCGAGGGCGACGAGTCCTCGTTCGTGTTCGACAACGTGGCGCCTGGCGACTACCTGGTCGGCGCCGGCCGTCTGGACGCCGCCGGCCAGCCCCTGGGTGACGCGATCACGCAGGCAGTCACGGTGGCGCCGTCGGCCGTGGACATCACGGTGCCGGTCAGCATGGTGGTGCAGACCACGCCGTGAAGAAGCTGAAGGAGAAGATCCGCAAGCTGGTGATGCGGATCTCTCGCAAGCGGGTGAAGGTGAAGGTGCCGGTCGAGATGGAAGTCTGGATCGGGAAATGAAAGGGGCGCCGTAGCGCCCCTTGTTACTTGAGCTTCGGGCCTCGTGTGCCTGGCTTGATCTCGAAGTCAGCTGGGATCTGCCAGGCTCGCCCGGCCACGAGCTTCGCGCCCTTGATGCGGCGCTGCTTGCACAGGATCTGCACGCGGCGCTCGCTGACGCCCAGGATGACGGCGGCTTCCCTGGTGGTGATCGTCATCATGGCGCCCTCGCTTTCCTGATCGCCTCGGCGGCCGCGCTTTCCGACACTGCCTCGTCGAAGGACTTCTCGACCGACTTCGAGGCGAGGACCGCGGCCACCATGAACTGCTCGACGTTGATGCCGAGTCCCTTCGCCAGGATGGCGGCGGCCCCCAGCATCGAGGCCATCAGTGCGGCCGCGTGCAGGGCTGGCTCGGGGGCGCTCATCGCAGCGCCGACGATCGGGTCGAGCTGCTGGTCGTAGTACAGGAACAGACCCATTGCCTTGATGCGTGCCTGGTCGCTCATGCTGCCTCCTTCGGCGTGATCCAGTCGAGGTACGCCTTCGGCGAGCCCCAGGCGTTCGACGGGACTTCGTTGTAGATGAAGGCCACGATCGCCGGCAGGTTGCGCAGGTTGTCGCTGTCTGCGTGGCCGCAAGCGTCGGACAGGTTGTTCTCCAGGCAAGCCTGGAGGAAGCCGCCGACTGGCGTGTGGGAGTAGGCGTAACTCCTGAGCGCGTCGATCATCTCGGCGCGGGCCAGGAACTCGTTGAAACGATAGCCTTCTGTCATGGTGCCTCCGGTCAAAGGTTGCGAACGATGATCTCGTTCTTGAGCGCGTTGTTCTCCTTGCGCCCCAGATCGAACTTGTAGGAGTCCTGGGCTGCCATCCAGAACCAGTTGCGCAGGTGCCGGCCGTCCCACTCTTCGGGCGCCTCCGGCAGCTTCTTGAGCAGGTGTGCCTGCAGGTCACGGGCGTAGGCTCGGATCAGCTCGGCTTGCTGTTCGCGTGTCATAGATCCCTCGGGTTCGTGAACACACGGGCGATGGCGAGGCGCACCGCCCGCTCGTAGTGCTCGCGGCCGACGGGCACTGCCCTCGGGCAGCGCCCGGCCGTGTACATGTTCGCGGCGTGCTTCCAGGTGTCGAGCCAGCGGTACAGCGGCCGGCCGCACGTCATGCACACGAGCTTGCTCTTGCTCATGGGTGCCTCGCCGCGGGTGGCGTGAACCCGTCCGTGCCCGCCTTGAAGCCGGTGAAGCGCCGGCCATCGTGGGCGAGCTCGTCCCAGTGCCCCATCGAGTCGCGGTAGAAGATGCGCCGGTGGGGGCCGTAGTCGTCGATGATCCGCTCGACCACCTGCTCGGCGCCGTTCGTGACGCTGGGCGCCTCGATGTCGTCGTCCAGGTCGACCAGGAAGACGGGGTCTTCGTAGGTCTCGCCGGAGCTGACTACGCGGAAGCTCGGTAACCGTTTCATGCTGCCTCCTTGATGACGCACTTCTCGAGGTCGGCGTCATGGATGTAGTGGGTGTCGCGCTGGTGCTGCTCGAGCCACTCGAGGGCGGCCCGGGCGGCGCGGTCGAAGTCCGCCGGGGCGACGCACAGCCAGCGCTTGACCATGAAGCAGTTCGTGGACTGGCTGCCGTTCTGCCTGGACTTGATGCCCAGCGGCCGCAGCACTTCCTTGCGGAAGCGCTGGAGCTCGGCGAGCACGGCG